GACCGCCGCAAAGTTCCCACGTTACGTTGGCAGCATTCTCCCACGTGCGAGCAATAGCGTCTTGCTCCGCAAAACCTTGATCCTCGCTCTGCTGCATTTCTTCGGCGAGCTTCGCCCTGTCGGCGTGTCGCTCGTCAAACTCACGCGCCAAGGCCTTGAGCGTTATGGTTGTGATTGAATTGTTACTCGTCGTCATCGCATCTCCCTTTGGGTGGTCAGCACGAGATAAGTCGTGCCGTGGGAGATGCAAGCACTACGGCTGCACGGGCCACGAATGGCGCACGGGTTCGGCGTCGCCGTAGTGCCAGCATATAGCATCCCACGCACGGGCCTTGACCTGAAGATTGCCAGCCTGTTGTTGCGCCTTGGCGTGCATGACGAGCAGCGCACGTTGGGCCGCTTCAGGAAGGCTCCAAATGCTTGGCGTAATTGGAACCTCGCGCATGGCGACGGGGGGCTTCACGCTGCGCCAGCGCTTTCCCCCGCCGTGGGGCTCGAGGATGTCCCAGTACATGTAGCCCTTGCAGCAGACTGGCCTATGGCCAGCGTCAGCGCCAAGGGCAATGGCCAAGACGGTGATGGTGAAAAGGATTGCTGTGATGCGTGGGAATCGGTTCATGGTGCGAGGGAAGCACCAGAACGATGGGAGGTCAACCAGGAGAAACCTGAGCGGCGTCCTTCTCCAACTCCAGCTTGACCAACGGCCCCGACTGAAACCCCACCATGTCGTCCTCAGTGAGGCGTAGCAGGCGATTCTTGCCGTGGCACGACACCGCGACGAGGTACGAGCCTGTCAACGTGTTGCGCTCAACCGTGAGCCGTTCGACGGGCCGTTTGCACGTTGGGCAGGTGGGGTACTCGAATGCAGGCATCATGCGCAATACCCGTAATCCATTTGCGCCTTGCGCGCTTCTAGCAACCCCAACAACGAACAGCGGGTCTTGGTCATTCCGAACGATGCCGCACGCTGCGCTGCCTTCTGTCGCTCTTGCTCCATAGCCGCATCGATTACACGTGCAATCTTGTTCCACCTGGGATCATCGTTGCGGATGTTCATCACGGCAATACTGAGACGGTACCAACTTTCGACATCATCAAATCGTATCCCACGCTCATCAGCTAAAGCCGCAATCTCCTCATCAGCGCCGTAATCGGTCAGCGTACCCTCAAGCGATTTGCCGCAACCTTTTCGTTCGCAATACGGCATCGAGTCATGGTCCATCGAATACCCACCACGGATCGCATCGTGGTAGTAATCAGCGACGTTTTTGGGTTTGGTCTCATTTTCGTCATCGTCGGCGTATCCGTATAGTTCGGCGAACTGCTTTGGATCTTTTGCGTACGCCTCATCAACTTCCTTACAGGCACAATCCCAGCAATAATTCGGCCCCTCGTCGCCGCTCCAATCACCATCGAGCCAGTGGCATGGTGGGCGTTCCGCAGCACCGCCGGCGTGGCTGGAAATGTACGCCTTCAATTCGTTGATACGTTTGCGCATATGGTGCCGGCAAACGAGCCGAACGAAATAGCCGTTATGCGCAATCGCGAGCGTGCCTGGATATGCGTATCTATTTGCTCGATGCTCTTCCCATCGTGCGGCTTTGCGTTGCTCTGGGAGCCAAACAAAACCACCAGGCGGTAGACCAGCCTGCCACGCACAGCAAAGATACTTGCCGCGATTCTCACCACGGCCCTTGATTACGAATTGGTTCACAAATCACCTATTCAGAATGCCACGGCGTTTCAGTTCCTCGCGCAACACGTCGGTCGCTTCAGATTGCACGGAATTGTGGGCCATTGCTTCGCCACGGGTCTCGCGGTCCATATTCGCCGCGCGGCAATCTTCTGCGTCAACGATTGCGAGTGCGGCAAGTGCCATGATTTCAGCGTCAGTCATGGACCAAGAGGTAATCACGCACGGCTGGTTCGCAAGGGTCCGTCGCTATCCTCCGAGAACGTCAACGCAATGGGCTCGCCACACGTCGGACATCTGCCCGCCACGATGCAGCTCGGATCGTTCGACGTATGCACGTGGCCATTGCCGCAACGGAGCCAAAATAGCGGACCCATAAACCATCGCGATGGCAAGCCCGACAAGAATGGTCCAGGCTCTAATTGTCCAATGGCGACGAGCCGATCTTGGACATCCTCGAACCGTTTCCGCACGTCATCGTTCACGTGGCCAGAGCAGAGTGTGAGCCCGGCAGTGTGCGCCCAGGCAACACCTGTGCGACTTGGCACTAAGCATGATGGACACAGAAAATCGTTCATGACGCCTTGCATGACATACGGACCTGGGTCAGGGTGGGGCCTTCAACGGGTCCAGGCACCTCCCCTCCTAGACCTTCGTCGCATCAGCCCCGCCAACGCCTGCCTTCACCGGTGGGCGTTGGTCTTTTGTACGGTCGTGAAGTTGTTCGGCCATCAACCAATCACGTTGACGCCGAGTGCCCAGACGAACGGGTTGTGGTGCCACGCGAACGGATGCTTTGCGACGTCAACGAGTTCTCCAGTTTTCGCATCAACAGACTCACCATGGACGTGGTCCCACGCGTCTCGAAAGGCGCATCGCGCATCAGACAAGAAGCCATGTCCAAGATCGACGCGCCTCACACCCTCGTTGATTGCGTCTTCTTCGGTAATGTCCTGCAACCGTTCGACGTGCACGTTGACGATCTCCAGCGTGAGGCGAGACGCCCACCGAGGCATTTGGCTCGACGAACGCCATGGTTTCGACTGCGAACGATCCCACGTTGCTCGGTACCGCACGCCTTGCTCATCGTGGTCATTCAGCGGGACACGTTTCTCGGCACCAGCGTTCCAAGGCACCGTCGCGAAGCACTCACGCACCCAGAGACGATCACCCACAATGCCGAACGGGGACGGGAACCCCTCTCTTTCTGGGCCTGGATAGCGTTGTTTTGTGTCTTCAGCCGAGAACGGACCAACCCCATACCATGCGATCCATCCAAGACCAGAAGCATCAGGGTACACTGCTTCAGGCGTATCTTTGATGTGGCGAGCAAACGACGGAAGATGCAACGGCCGTCGTATCTGCGTCTTTCGTCCGCCGAGAAGCCCATACACTTCGTCGTCGCGACAAATGATCGAGCGCTCTTTCACTTGCGTACCTTGCGAGCCGACGGCTTGATCATGGCCAGCAACTCACGCTTCACGCCTTCGACGAAACGATTCGGGTCCTTCCTTTTCGCTTCGATGGATGCGGCGTCGAACGACTCACGCACGCGCCCCAAACACCACTGATAGGCAGGGCGTTCGTACGTCGTGTCCTTCTCGATTTCGCGTTGCACATACCGTGCGCACTTCTTCAACAATTCCGAATCAGCCATCATCTTCTCCCCAGCGCGTCGATCTTTCCCATCACGCGCAGCATCGTGTCGTCGTCGCCCAAGGCCACCGCGGCATCGAGCTCCTGCATGAGTTCGTCGTGACTGCTCGTTCTGCGCATCTGCACGAGCTTCGCCACGTTTCCTCGAATCACCTCACCAACATCGTCACGATCGTGCACGGGCGCAACCAAACGCGACGCAACGAACTCACGCAGCGATGCGGGCATGTCTGCAAGAGCTTCAGTGCGCGACCCGTGCTGAAACAACGACGCGCACGCGAGGGCAAACTCGCCTTCGAGTGCATCGCCAACCGACATCAAGAGATGCTCATCCAGACTCTCCATGTCATCAATGATTGCGCCTAGAACAGCCTCTTGCAGCGCCCATTCAGGACCCCGACGAACCGTCTGCGGCGTGGCGCTCTTGCCGTTTTTCTCGCCACCCTTGAGCTTGCCCGTGATGATGCTCTGGAGCTGCTGCATGGTGATCGCGCTGCTCGCCGTGAGTCCAAGCTTCGATGCTGCGCGGTTCGCATAGACCTGCGCAAGCGCTCGCATCTCGGGATCGTTTTCCTTCGCAAGAAGATCCCCAACTGTGCGCACACGGTCGAGTTGCTCTTGGAGCGATGCGCGCTGAAAGGTCGCGACGTCGAGCGCTTGATCGATGAGCCACTCGATGAGGCCCGACGCGTGATCGAGCAGTCGACGGAAGCCATCGGCTCCACGCTCACGTACGAGCACATCGGGGTCCATTCCCTTTGGGAGCGCAACAACTCGCGCCGTGAGCGCCGCGTTCGCACATGCTTCGCGCGATGCTGCTGTCGCCTTCACTCCCGCCGCGTCCCCGTCGAACGCCATCGTCACGTGCGTGCCGAATCGTTTCAGCAACGTTGCTTGTTCTGCGGTGAATGCTGTGCCGAGCGGCGCAACGACGTGATCGATCCCTCGTGCGTGTAATGATACGACGTCAAAGTTTCCTTCCACGAGCACCGCCTCATCAGCACGACGGATCGACGCTTTCCCCTGGTAGAGCCCGAAGAGGTGATGTCCCTTCGTGTAGACGCGCGACTCTGGCGTGTTGACGTATTTCGCAGGCTCTTTGCACGCCGCAACATCACCACCTTGCGGCATGGGGAGAGCACGTCCAGAGAAGCCCACGACACGCCCTTGCACATCGACGACGGCGAACATCAGCCGGTTGCGAAAACGGTCGTAGTGTCGCCCGCCGGTTTGGCTTGGCGCAACAATCCCAGCCTGCTCCGCGACGATTGGCGAGATGCCACCTTGCACGAGATGCTTCGAGAGGTGATCCCAGAACGGCGGCGCGTAGCCGATGCGGAACGCGCGTAGCGTCGCGCCAATAAGCTTGTGCTCACCATCCGTTGGAGCAAGCCCACGCTTGCCGAGTTCGACCCATGCGTTTGTCGCGCCGATGGGTTCAGCGCGCCGAGTCTCGAGACGAAATTCGCTTGGGATACCAGCCGGAACGGGGCCAGCCCATAGGTTCGTCTCGAACCACAGCGCGGCGATTTCGTTGGCGCGATAGACGGCTTCCTTCTGGTCCTTCGCTGCTGCCGCTTCCTTGCGCTCTTGCGGCGTACGCGTCTCGGCGATCTCGAGGTTGAGCCGTTCGGCGAGCATCGTCACCGCTTCGGTAAAGCTCAGGCCATCGGTTTTTTGGACGAACGCGATCGCGTCGCCATGCTCCTTGCAACCGAAGCATGTGAACATGTTGCGCTCTGGGTTGACGTGGAAGCTTGGCGTCTTTTCCTTGTGGAACGGGCAGCACCCTTTCCACGTGCGTCCCTTCTTCGTGATCCGTACGGACTCGGACACGAGCCCAACAAGATCGGTACGATCGCGGATTGTTTGGATCGTTGCAGGGTCGATCATGGCGCAGGTGCCCAAGGTGGCCACGACGTCGCCGTACGCAAGCCCCCAGCCGTCACGACTCGACAGGAGGCTCGCGGGCCCGTACCTTGCGCCGCATGAAAGAACCGAATCAGCCCAACGACGCCGTTGGCACGCAACCAGACCCCGGATCGTCGCCGCCGATGCCAGCGCCCAAGATGCCGAGCGGCACGATCGTGATCGTGTGCGTGCTCATCGTCGTGGTCGTGCTACTCGTCGCGCGCATTTGGCCCTGACGCATGACCATCGACCCCGCACGCGCCGCTGAGTTCTTCGCGCACGGCATTGCCGCGCTGATGGCTTGGCGTCGCACTCGCCCGGGTCGCGTCGAGTTCACTCCAACGCTTCGGCCCCTATGGCGTTTCCTAGCGCTCACGTTGGGCGCAGACATTGTGCGCAGTCTTCTTCAGCGCTTCGTCTTGCAAGATGCGCCAAGGCCCTTTACGGGGCTTGCACGTGCCGCCTTTCACGTTGACCAGGCAGGGGTCATCGGATGGCAGGCAGGGCTCTTAGCTGTCGTCGTACTGGCGTTTACGGGCAAGCAAGCGTCTACGCCAAAGCTATTGCCAATCGCATCGTGTGCAGCCGGCGTGATCCTCTCGTTTGCTTTTGCGTACCCAGATCTGCGCGGCGATCGACTCGCGACGGCCTACACGGTTTTGCAGATCGCAACATCACTCGCATGCGTCAGCATCGGGGCGTGGGCGTGGTTTCAGCACCGATGGTTTGGCATCGCTGCTCGAGCAGCAAGCATGCTCGTCGTGGGTGAACTCGCCACGCTTTTCGGCCCTTTCCTTGGCGAGCCGTTCAGGCACTGGGGTGCTGCAAATGCCGTCTCAGCGGTGACGTACTGTGTACTCGCACGAGAACTCAGACACTCCGTCACGGTCGTGACGTGATCGACTCGTGCACCGACGCAGGCCGGACAATGTTCGCGCTTGGTGCGCTGTTGTTTCTACTTGGCCTTCGGTTTGCGATGCTTCGTTGGCGCGAGCTTGCCATTGCAGAGAAGCGCATTCAGGCAGCGGTGACGGATGCGGAACGCGAAGTGAGGCGTGGTGTCAACGAGTTGCGGCAGCAGGACGGCTCTCACGCATCTGGAGAACTGGCGACGGCACTCGAGGCGGACGAGACTCGGATCGTTCAGGCGCGCTCGGATCCTCCTGGTCCTTTGCTTTGAGACCCGCCGCCACTTCGAGCCGCTCGAGGCGCGTTGAAATTCCGATCTTATCCACGATGTCAGCCTTCGCTGCGTCGACTGCCTTCACGATGTTTTGCTCGGCTTGCTTCACTGCTTTGGCCTGCTCGTCGGCGTGATCCGTCACGTGTTTGCGCATCTCGTCGAAGGTGGACTTGATCGCCGGGGCGACAGCTTCCATGGCCTTGGTGCGTCGCTCTGCATGATCCTCGTACATCTTCCAAGCTTTTTTGCAAAGCCACGCCACGCCAGCAGAAACGGGAGTTGCAATAGCGCCGGCGATCGCCAAGACAGTGTTGTCCATGAATCACGACCCTACGCGGCAAGGGGCTTGACAAGCAAGAGTGTCAGCCAGGAATCGACATGTGGCCGTGTCAAATGTCAGCGTCGACGGCGAGCGGAACGCTTCGATCAGCGATCTCTTTCATCGCCTTGTTCTTCCTTCGTGTTTCCCACGACTTGGCGTTCCGCCGTCGGATCAGCTCTATCCGCTCGGCTTCAGGCATCGCGCGCAACGCCGCAGCGGACGCCTTGCCAGCCTTCGAGGTCACAGCTTGCAACTGCGACGCTCCCACCTTCAGTCCATGCTTCGCGACCATGGCTTTGCCGCCTTGGCTGGCAATCTCGCGTCGTCGCTCTGGCGTCATCTCGCGAAACGCCTTGCCACGACCACGGCGCCCCAGGGACTTCGCTTCGATCTCCAAGTCGATGGCGTCTGCAAGCACGGCAAACTTCGTGCTTGGCCCCATACGCGCCGCACGTTTTCGTAGCTTCTTGGCTCTGCGCCGGAGCTGTTCAGCCGTTTCGCCGTTGGCGTTCGTCGCACGAACACGTGGCATGAGTCACCCCTTCAAAGTGGTTGCAAGCAAGTAGATAGAGGGCTAATTGAACGGCACGGCTCATCGCCAATGTTGCTTCGGTCCCCCCGCCGCAAAGCAGCAAGACCTGGGATGAGCCGTTTTTTTGTGCGATTGGGTGGTCAGTGCAGCGGTGACTCTTCGCCGATCAGTCGCATGTGCCAATTGCCATCGGGGTCCTCGTCGTAAAGCGTGACGAGCGCCGCTTCATCATTGGGCCACGGCTCGAACTTGGCCGAGATGGAGATATCGATCGGCCGCGTGTAGTCGACGCTCATGCACTCGTCACCGAACCGAAAGAGCACTCGACGAGCCTCACGATCGTCGTCGTCCGCGTCGATATCCTCGCCGGCTTCGGTGGGGCAATCCTCGACGATCTCGCCGCCGTCGCATCGAAACGGCAATCCAAGGCTGCGTAGCTCCGCCGTGCGCATCATGCGGGCTGCCTCGGGCACATCCCCCGGCTCGACGCCTCCACCAATTTGCAAATCCGTCTTCGTGAGTTTCGTCGTCGCCTTCGTCTTCGTCGTTTGCGTGTTCATGGGCGATACCTCCTGTGTCTGCTGCGTCCGTCGCCATCGGCGCATGCGGATGCGGGCGAGACTTTTCTGCTCGCCGGCATCAGCCCACGTCGTGCAGCAGCAGCTCAACCAGCGCGCATGACGGCACGCACGGATTCGACGGCATCGACAAGCGTTTCGGCCGAATGTGCCTTGGCGTGATCATCGCAAATCGCCGCACCACGAAGAGCGTACGCAGAAATGAGCCGGTACCGCTTGGCGCGCTCTTCGGCTTCGGCTGCGCTTAAGGTCCAGATGTCAGCGTCGCCGTCCAAGTTGGCGCTCACGATGCGGATCGTGTTCAGCGCAAACGTCTCATTCGCTCCGTTCGCACCACGCGCAAACTCGGCCAGCGTCTTTCGGTATTCGTCGTCGAGAGTCGTCGCCATCGCTCACCCGCCTTGCCGCAATCGTCATTTGCAGCGCCGTTATAGCTGGGAAACCTAGCGACGAGTTCGCGCTTGCCAAGGGGGCGGGCGAGCAAAAGCGCGCGCCACAACGCGTCAGCCGTGACGATGAATCACGACGGAACAGACGCGCGAAAGCTCAAGACGCAACGACGCTACGGTCGTGCTGTCGATGTCAGATTGTATGGGGAGAGGGGGTCAGCGATCCGCGCTGCGGCCATCAAGGATGGTGGCGCGTGCTGGATAACCCGGAGATGGTCCGAACGATGCGTCGATCGTTTGGTTCGATGGGAAGATCAAACGATGTCTGGATGGTATCCGCGGGGCATTGTGGTTCCTTGTTTCGATTAGATGTTAAACCTGTCCGACGTATTCCCATGATCCGTAAAGCCCTGGACCGGGGTTTTCGAGGTGCGCGATCAGGTTCGACAACTTCGTTTCATCGATCGTGTAATCCTCATACACGGCGGCACTGAGCAGTGGTGGAGTTTGTCGTGTTGCCGTGACATTGGTGCCCAGAGCACGAGATACGTCAGCAGACGTCGGCCCTCGGAATTGAAACCTGTACGTATTAACGGCCATCTCGAGATCTCACGTGTAGAAGTTCGGTACGCGGTTTTTCGTGCCGCCAACATGGGCGCGGTAATGCATATCAGCATGTGGAGCAAACACGGCATCAGTATTATTGGTACCGCCATTGGTTATCCGCGAAAACACTGCGGCAATCAGGCTATCAGGCTCCAGACCTGTAATGGTAATGGTGGTCGTTTCAGTGACCATATGCCTATACGCCGTGCCTTGGTATGCCTCTTCAGCAGTGGCAATCGTGCCAGCGCTGCCGAACGCGAAGTTCGCCTGATTGTGGCCCTTTGGCGTGCCAAAGCTCCCACTGCCACTTCGCGCTGTTTGTCGAGGTCCCGTCTGTAAACCAATGCACGTGAAACTGAACGTCCAAGTTCACGACAATATCGTGTTGCGCGTGAAACCACAGATATACGTGATCATCGATTGCCCAACGCGGAGCCCACATATTGCTGGTTCCAATTTGGGTTAACGTTGGAATTGTAACGCCAGAATTCGGCGGCACAAGCTGAACGAGCAGATCGCGCCATTCGCCGTCAGGGTATCGCGCATCAATTGTACCAGTGACGCGCATGTCACCAGTCGTGGTGAGGACTGACGAACTCTCGGCGAGAATCGAATTACCGAGAGCTGTTGGCGTCGTGAACTTGGGCAGTGTCCCAGTTGTGCCAAGAATTACTGGTATGGCATTAGTGATATTCACGCCCATGTTACGCCCCGTATTTCCCGGTCAGCGCAATCGCCGCCGTCCCCGGAGTACCTGTTACGCCCACCTCGGCCGCCGGAAGTGTGAAAGTGGTCGCCCCTGGCGGTACCACGAATTCGATCTTGAATACAACAGCGCTCGCTGTATTCACGACAGGACCAAGAATCTCAAAAAGAGAGATGGTTTGTCGCACCGTTCCGCCAGAGTCCGCGTTTGATACGGCCCCCGTCTCTTGCGCCGTTTCGGTGCCGTTACCCCATTTGGGTTGAAGCACCACCTGACCACCGACGGCACCACGTGTGTAGCTCACATATGCTGTGATTCCAGATTGGCCTTCCGGAATCGTGTACGCGGTTGGCGATGTGAAAGCGCCCGCGGCGGGAAGTGTGGCGGATGCCATGTGCGACGAGCGTGAGATGCGGTTGCCGAACACCGACACACGCCCTCCGGAATCGGTAGCGAACGAGCGCGCGTTTGTCCCATCGGAGCCTCCCACCAAAACAGGATTTCCGGCAACCGCAGAACCAGATGCAGCAGCGCCCGCGATAAGCACGCGTCCAGATGAATCACCCAACAAATTCAAGGTTGAGGTGCTGAATCGAACGGCCATTAGTAGGCCGCCGTCGGAGGTACCGAGAGCACGTATCGTGTTTCCTGCGCCTGTGCCGAATCCGATCATTACGGGATCGGATTGGCTTGCCGATCCGCTCGCATACTCGCCCTTTATTTTGGCTGCCGTCTGGTCGCTGGCCATGCTGACTGGGATCGACGCCGCCATGGTCTTTTGGCCGACCGTGGGTGTCGTCGCACCGAGCCATGCTCCGATGTTGTTGTCGAGGCGCCCGCTGACCAATGCGGCAGGCAAAAGCGATACGAGCTTTTTGAGCTGACCGATCACCGTCGACGCCGAACTTGCGTCAGTTGTGGCGCCAATTGAGGCAGAGTGACCATCAGCCTGGGAAGCTGCAGCATTGGATGTCGGCAGAGCTGTACCGGACCCATCAATCTTGAGGCCGCCACCAGCACCCAATGCAGCAGGGAGGCCGCCGGCCAACAATGCAACGGTCTTCTTCAACCGACCGATCACGGTACTGTCCGTGTCGGCATCGGTCGTCGCGCCGACCGTTGCCGAATGCCCGTCCGCTTGCGAGCCAGCTGCGTTCGTCGAAGCGAAATTACCTGTACCCGCATTCGCCGTGACCGTGCCATCGACAGGTAATGGCGTTCCCGACCCGTCAACTTTCAGACCACCGCCACCGCCCAATGCCGCGGGCAAACCACCCGCGAGAAGCGATGCGATTTTCTTCAGTCGGCCGATCACGGTCGATGATGTATCTGCATCAGCCGTAGAACCGATTGATGCAGAGTGACCATCAGCTTGCGATGCTGCTGCGTTTGTCGTCGCAGTATCACCGATGGTGCGGGTCCCGACGCCGTACTCGGTTCCCGTGGGCGCCGAGTTCATCACGGTCGCGTCGTTTGTGCCGTCCGTTATGCGTGTCTTTTGCGTGCCGTTCGTTTGGTCGGCTTGCGTTGCCAACCGCTCGCCGACACCTGCATTGACCCCTTGTACAGCCCAAGGATTCGCAGCATCGCCAGTGCCTTGATCGACCGTAGTGCCGCCACCACCTCCGCCGCCAGTTGTCGTAATGGCGCCATCGTCGTTACCTTTGACTGGGATAGGTTCATTGCTCGTATTCAAGACATGCAGCAGCACGCCACTGCCTGGGATCGTGACTTTGGGATTGGGAGTTGAAGGCATATTCCTCTTGTTGGCTTTTTGTCTCGGCGATCGTCGTGGCCGAGCTGGATGAGGTGTATGTCAAGAGCGTTGACGCGCTGCTACTTCGACGCATCCAACAACGGAATGGCCCCGTCAGCCATTTCGCCTGCGTCATCGCTGGCATCAGGACAACCGGCCTTCTCAGCGCAGGCAAATGAGCCTGGAGGATCTTCCTGCTCAACCGGCGTGTAGACCCCGTCGTCGCTGCAGCCGATCACCAATACCGTTGCGATTGCGAACCCAAGTACCAACAAGACGAACTTCATAACGTGCTCCTCATGCGGGTTTCATCAACAAGACTTTGAAGTTGACGAACCATTCGTACGTTTTTAGGGCCACGCCAGTTGGGCGTACACGCAGATCATTCGCGCCATCGGTGTCGATCGCAACGTCCAATGCAGCATCATCTTCGTGCGCAACAACCACGGTCGTCGATCCGACCTGCGTCGCCACGCCACCCGAGAACCGTTTGAACGTTGCGACGAGTTCATACCCTGCGCTGTCGCCGCCGTCCGCCGTCCAGGCAACCACCTCCGCTGTCACTTTTGCGACGCAATTGTCAGGCAACGTGTACGAAAGCGCCGTCGTGGTGACTGCGCCGATGGTCTGAGCTCGAGCCTGGCGCTTGTCGTGGCTCCGAAGGTCTTCAGACCCAGCACCGTTTTCCACCGGAGCGGCGAGCACCGAAAGCGCCTTCGTTTTCGCTTTCAAAAAGTCGCCGTATGCCCACGCCCAAAGACCACCCGAAGCATCACCAGTTGGCTCCGTCGTCGCGTTTTGAAGGTGCACCACGCCATCCCCGGAACCGAAGCTCCCTGTAGAGCCGAAGAGCGCAATGTTCGTAGCGTCGATGTCGAGCTCTTTGGTGTCGAGGATCGCGTAGTCGCCGCCTATCCCAACTGTCGCCGTGCTTCCGCCTGCGTTGTAGGAGAACTCAGCAAAGGCTGTTGTTGCGTCATAGAGCTGGATCGAACCGCCGGTTTTGACGATGAGCCGGAGCTGCGCTGCGTTCGTGGCTCCGAAGGCCAGAGTGTCCGTTGCGACCATCGAAACGGCGCTGATGTTTGCGGCGTTTGCGTCGTCTCGGAACGCGAGAGCTGTCGTGTTTTTTGCGGCACGCAACAGCCCAGTGCCTGCTGGGTTCGATGCGTTCGTCGAAAAATACGGCGCGATGAAGCCGCCCGCGGTCAGCAACTTGCCGTTGATGTCCACGTCCGCCGTCGCCATCGACAGAATGAAGTTCACGACCGTGAACGTGATGTCGTGTTGGTGATCCTCGCGTGCTGGAATGGGTGAGGTTCCAGTGCCGCCCACCCACGACGTCGTTGTGACAATAGATGGGTTCCCGAGCGAGTGCACATGTGCTGCCCCAGCAAGCGCCGTTCCGCCACCAGCTGATGCGACATCGCCAATCTGGATTGCCCCTGGTGTGCCGACCGTGACGGGATGCGAGTGGTCGCCCTTCGAATAGTTGAGGACGACGCCGTCGGAACCCGCGCCAATCTCAATCGGCTCTGGCGTGGACGTGTACGGCGTTGCAGCTCCCACGAGTGCCGCATCGAGAATCCGGAGATCGTCTTGCCACGAGCCGACCCATGCGCGAGCCGCGTCGAACTGGCCCGTATCGCTGACAGCAATGTCCGTGAGTCCGCCCGGGCCGACGATCCGGAGCGCCGTCCGATCATCGACGAGGTTGGAGTTGGGCAGCCCGTTCAAGAGGCCACCTTGCACCGTGAGCTTGCATAAGAAATCGCCCCACATCGGGAGCGCGGGCAGCGTGAACGCTGGTGGGGGACCAAGCCCCAAATACACGTAGACGTCGGCATTGCCCCCGCCAGGCTGCGGCACGCTCTCGGTTGTCCAGCCCGACGCCGGGCCCGTCCAACCAGGCGGGTAGGAGAAGATCTCCCACCGGGGAGGCGTGGAGAGGTCCCATTGCGCCGTGGACTCGGCGGTGAATTGTACCGTATCGCCGTTGGCCGCCGTGATGGCGCCGTGGGCTGTAGCTCCGCCGTTCAGCGCGGCGAGCAGCTTTGCATAGGGGGTCGAGGGCATGGTTGTCCGTTCGTCGCGAAATTATTGATGTGCGAGAAATACGTAATGACGCACAGTTTTAACTGCGGTGTTTCATGTATGGCGTGGACGTCACGCGCGGTGGAATACTGTGGTGGACATAGTAAGTAGGTAAAATCCCGACGCTTTATTCGGTTTATGTACGAATGGCACTTGCGCCATGTTTGGCGGGTGCATATTCATCGCCTCACGTCGCTGGTCGCAAATAGGCGACGCCTCGGTGAGAAGAACCGAGGCGCGGCGTTGACCACCTGGAAGGAGATGGCCAACCATGAATAAATACCTCTTGTTCGGCATGTGCGCAATTGCGTTCACGGGCTGCGAAGACAACGCGAAAACAGTCCTACCCGTCGATCTACCAATCGGTGTGAAGCCCGGAACCAGGTTGACGCCGAAGTTGTTGCTAGCCGATGATGGCACGCTGTTTTTGCATCCGACCATTTGGAAGGATTCCGAATACGGCGAGTGCGTGTTTCGCACAGCGGCGGATGGACAATATCGGTGTTTACCGAATGAATTGGTGCAAATTCAGTCACGATATCTCGACCCGTCGTGCATTCAGGAAGTATTCGTCTTTCAGCCTGCCACTACCTGCGCCCCAATGGGCCTTTATGGGCTCATTCAAAGGAACGACAATGCGTGCCCAAAAGACGGGCTGACGCGAGTGCTCAAGGCCAATAAAAAGGTCGATGCTGTGCTTGTCTTCGCCAAGGTCGGCGACATGTGCCTTTCCCAAAACATCGCAAACGATTCCGAAGTGTACTTGCTTTCGGAGGAGATCCCCGCTTCCGAATTCGTCAGTGCTTGGAGATAACCGTGAAACTTACTTACATCATTGCAATGGTCGGCTTGGTCGGATGTGTGTTTATCACTGGATGCACAGAGTATTTGTGGTATCCGCCGCCCAGCGACAATGCCGACTGCATCCCAGACGAAGTTACCAGAACGCGCGTCCCATCTATCAGGTTCGACGGAGATTACATCGTTTTGATATGCAACGCGTGCGAGGTTGATGGGTGCTCAACGTCTGGCGCACGTTGCGACTTGGAAGGGGCGCCTTGCGATTTCTACGGCAAACGTGGCGTTTGCTCGGGATGCTGCGATAGCGAATATGGCGAATTGCATTGCAGCCTTCCAAGGCAATAGTCATTGCCGACCATGCATTTGCACGTTGATGACTGCAGCACTTGGAGATAAACATGAAATACGTTTTCCTGATAATGAGTTCACTCACGTTTGCAGGGTGTGCTGATGGCATGCCAACGACGAACGTGAATCGTCAACCAGCACATCCAGACGTGTCGCCTACACCAGCCGAGCCCATCGTCTGCACCGTCGATGATATCCAAACAACTATCTTGCCAGCGGCGAGCGATGGTGACGTCGAGGCTCTTTGCACATCATGCGATATAGGTGGCTGCGATGGTCTTGGTGAACCATGCGGTGAGTATGGCTCGCCGTGTAATGCGAATGGTGCGGATGGCATCTGCATAGCCTGTTGCGATGGCGCGATTGGCGAACTCCACTGCAAACCCGTCGTTTACTGACTTCCAGTCACTTCGATATAGGCCTCCGTCGCTGACCCGAACCCAAGGGTTAGGTCGGTCGTCTTGTAAATCACGAACTCAAATCCAGTCGTGGTCTTAGTGCCGTTGTGCGCTCCTGAATATCCTGGCGCGCCGTGCACATTGAATTTCACCCCATAATTCGCGTTTGCCATTGGGCGAACGAATGCGACGGCATATATTGATCCTGTAATATGCGTAATACTCGCTATGTTATACCCATCTAGCACAGCATAGCCCGAACTGATTAAAACAGCCGCTTTAGGGATCATTTTGGCGTGCAAGACATTATTTGCGCCAGGGTCAACAGTGCTGTTCGGATCTGTGCCCGTAATCTGAATGTACCCAGCGAATGTTCCTGCACACGTTGGCGCGACATTCGTTTGTGCTGTGCCAGATGATGCCGAAATGCCTGGACCAGTGGCGCCTCCAGTGCACGTTGCGCCGCTACCGGTGCCGTTACCGGTCGCCGTAACAGCAGCAGCGTTGACCGTCGATTGTGTTACCGCAATGCCCTTGGTGAGCGTGACAGTATTGGTGAGCGTGACAGTATTGGTGCAGTTGAGCGCACCGCTGATCGTCGTGGTTCCCGACAGTGTGGTCGTGCCAGCGATATTCACTGTGGACCCAGCGTTCGCCGTAAACGTCGCCCCACTCTGCACCGTAAGAAACGACCCGTTCGTGAATCCTACGATCGCTCCAGAGTTTACAATCTCATTCCCAATAAGCTGAAGCGTCGCACCAAGCGAAATGGTCAATGAGCTTTTGACGTCAATGACCTGCCCATCGCTTGCGTTGAATGGTCCGGATACGGTGACGCCCGATCCGCCAATGGTCAGCACGCCGGTTGGCGCATAGGTGCCACCCGAACCGGCCACGCTGCCCGCAAGCTGCGCGTCGATGGTCTCGAACTCAGACGGCGAAACGTTACTGTTGAACGTCCAGAAGCCTACGGGACGAATGCGTACGTTGTTCGACATGGTGGGAAAGCCTCAAACGAAAGAGGGGCGATAACCTTTATTCGGACCGAGCGCGTTCATGGTCAGAAGCCCGGCATGAAGTGCGAGACTTCCGAGGTCTGTGTCGCTCACTCCGAGCGTCGTTGCAATGGTCGTGAGTCGTGTTTCAATCTCGCTTGGAATCGACACGACGTCGTTCGTGTACGGCAATCCAGCAATCGACAACAGCGGCATGAATGTCGCATCGTTCGGCTCGACATAGCTCTTCGTCAGGGCGTTCAAGCCGACCTGAATGCAGCCGGAAATGATGTCGCCAGATGGCAATGGCGGCAACGGTGGGTCGAAGGACGCAAGGTTCGCGTTGACGTCGGTTTCCGTTGTGGAAAGCAACGTGGCATCTTCGGTCAGGACGTGGATGGTTGTGGCCATTGATCACGCTCACGGTTTCACGACGCACACATATAATTCGCAAGCGCCAACCTTCCCATTAATATCGCATAACGTGCCGTCATTGACGGGAAGATATTGGCACATGCTGTCAACACACAAGCCCGTCCGACATGTGGACATTGGGCAATCTGTGCCAGATACGCACGAGATTACGCAAAGATTATCAGCGCAGTGCCCAGGCAATCCGTCGTCTCGTGTGCATGGGTCTGGTGTGGTAATGCCAGTGCAGGCATTGTCCACGTTGCTCGTGGACCACGACACTTTATCTTGCTCGGTGTCGACGGACGAGCATCCGCAAAGGGCGACAATAAGCAACAGGGCCAGGGATTTCATCATTGTATCCATCGGTATCGCCTAAACGGGAATCGAAACGTCCCCAATCGTCTGCACACCAAGGCCCGAGACGCCCACACGGAACGTCCCCGTATGGCCAGGGTTCGTCGGGTCTTCCTGCACGATGAACCAAATGCTCACAGCTCGGACCATCTTCGCAAGCAGTTCGTTCACCTTGCGCCGCGTCTCCGCGTCAACGGCGGCCGTAGCTTCGAGCACCACGAGATTCGCGCGCTTGGTGCTCACCCAAAACGGGTAAGGCATATTCGACGCCATCGTGCTGGCGCTGTGGGGATTGTTAAACGTCGCTTCGAGTTCAGGAAAGCCTGGCACGAGTTCGCGCACGGCGGACACCGTAATCGTCTCGTGAAGAGCCGTCTGTCCCGGGTCCACGATAAACGTCTCGCCGACGTAAACGTCCGTTGGTTGCGCGTCAGCATCGGGCACGCTTGGCAGTTCGAGCGGCTCGTAATGCACCCATTGCGGCGCACCTAGACCTGTCGAAATCGTATCGGTGATCGTGAGCAGCTTGGGCAAACGATCCGGCGTCACGAGGTTCATGGGCTGATCGCCGCAGTTCGTCGGGAAACGGATCGAGTCGCCGTACGTGGTCGGGATGTATTGGATGAACGAATCACCCAAAAGCGTCAGCAGCGCATTCTTGATATTGTTGAAGTCGCCGCCTTTCGGCGCGAGCAACGTGGCCGCAAGGGTCGCACGCCGATCGTCTATGCTCTCCGTTGGCCCGGGGATGATGCCGTATTCGGATTCCCGCAGCGGGAGCATTTCGGTCACTTTGAGCGGATCGAGCTGGTAGCCCGCGTGCTCGAGCGTGTACCGGACTCGAGCTGCCTGCATCGCCTGCGCGTAGCAAAAGCCCCGCATGCGTGTGCCCTCTTCGACGGAATAGCTTTCCACGCCGATGTTCGAGAGCATGTTGCGGAAGATGCGTTCGCCGTGCGCTGGTGCACCGGAGAAGGCAAACCCGTTGCCGAACTTGGTGAAGCACGAAAAGAGGGGCATTACGACTGCGTCCCGCCGAAGTGAGCGCGAAGGATTGCGCGTACAATATCGCCCATGGCGCCAAAGGTGCTGCTCACACTGGGCTTTGCGTTCTCGATTGCCGCCGCGATCTCTGCTTCACTGAACGGCGCTGATTGCCGCAAGAGCACGCCGATCGCTGGAGCACTGGGATGCTGAGGGTGCAACGCGATGAACCGCTGGAGCTCGGCTCGCGCTGCTGCCGCGTCTGGAAGGGATGGGCGTTCCATGGATAGGATCAGAAAATGTCGACGACGAATGGCTGATCCACGAGAGTGTTCGTGTTGTCCCGCGTCCGCACCCGCACCGTGTTTGCCGTGGTCGTGTCGCACGTCGGCATGAGGAAAGCGCCGTCGCCCACAATGTCCGCCCGGGGAGGTCGAAACGCTGGTGGAAACGCCGTGGGGATGGCGCTCCAGTCGATCGTTGTGTCGCCCGTGCCGTTGTCCGTGATGGTAAGCATGCCAGCCGTGAGGGTCGAGCGCATGCTCGTGAGCGCGACGATGTAGGGGGCTCCAGCGGCGAATCCGATCTGGATCGTGCAAAACTGGATGAGCTTGCCACACCCTTCGTTCTCGCGCGCCCACGCGTTCCAATTCTGCGCCGTCGCCATCGTGACGGGGTCGGGAGGATAGGCTGCGTCGTCTTGCTTTGCCGCGCCGCCAAGGTCCGCAAGGGAGGGGCGCCGACAGGGGGTGAGGTCGAAGGTGTAATCTGCTGCCATTGGGTTCCCGTGGAAATAGACTGAAATGCGTTTGAGGTAGACAGGTCGCTTTTGCGCGTTAGGTTCGGGGCGCTACGGCATCTATAGATGCAAGGCTCATGAGAGCCGTAAACAGGAGACGATGATGCAAGGTGACAAGCCCAAATATCCCGAATGCAAGCTCACGCCGGATATGCTGTGGGAGTTCCGTCGAGAGATTCTTGGAGGCAAGTCCGCAGTGACTGGCTCCGAGCTTCCCAAGGCCTTGGACGAATGCAACCAAGGCGTGCAGGAAGACCATTACGCGCAAGCTTGCTACGTCCACGCAACGACGCAGCTTACGACGGAGCAACTCTTGAACGAGGGAACGAACCTTCTTCTAGCCGTACCATGCCCCAAGGTGATTCCTGTGGGCCGCTGCTTGGAATTGCGGCAAGCCGCCAAGGTGCGCGTCTTGCTCGACCATGGCGTCGGCTGATCACTCCCCGTAAATTCCCAAGTCGGCCAGCTCGATCAGATAGACCAACGTCCCGGGTACACCCACGGTCGTGTCAAACGGGATCGACGGTTCAAGCAAAACCGCGTTGCTAATCGACGGCAACGCGAGAATGCTCGACATGATCTTGTTCGTGACTGTGCTCGGATAGCTGTCCGGGTTCGCAGGGTTGCGCTTCTGTCGCAGACCTGGATCGCCAAAGGACGCATACATCTCGCCCGGGCCGAATACATCCAGAAACGTCAGCGTTGGCTCGACCAACAGGTTGAGCGAATCGCTCCATGGCGACACGGCTTGCCCTGCGCTTGGCGCGTACGTCGTGTCGCTTGCCAAATTGACTGTTGAAAACGTCAACTGCCATTCTTGCCCGGGCGTGATGACCGTGATCGCCTCGATCCGCTTGTTCCGAAAGACCTTGTTTGGCCGGTCGAACACCGCCACCGTTTGACCTACGACAGGATCGTCAATGGGTCCGCCCGTCGTGACCGCTCGAAGACTCGTCGCCGTCGGCGCCGGAGCCGCTTTGACCGTGACCTTTGGCGACGTATACGCCGGCCATCGGGGATTGTTTGCCCAACCGGCGGAGCCTGTCGCCCATGCAACGCGGTAGACCACGTCGAGAGGCTGCGCCACGATGCTCGCCGCGAAGATGCCATCGTCCGCCGGTTCACGCCCAATGAGCGTGCCCAATGCCAAGGCGATCTGTGCGCCGTTCGGGATGCGTCCTGCCCCAGGAGTCGAGGGTCGCAACGTGAAGACGAACGCCGTGGTTCCCGGGCCCAAGACGGCCGGATACGTGAAAGCCTTCTGGACGGAGAGATTCGGGATGTCCTCGATGACTCGCTGGTATTCTGCATCGTTGCCGCTCGCTGGAGGGTTCGCGCGCTTGAGCTTGATCCGTTCGCGGTACTCGTCGTCGGTCTCGGCGCCACGTCCACCGGTGAGCCCACTGCCGTCCGACTGTTCGAACACCGTCGCGATCGGCTCGCACCCAGGGCGTGGGTTCGAGAAGATCATCGACGTCCCGGCATCGAGGTTGGTGCTCTCGCCCGTGTCGAGCCCCGTGACTGGCACGAGAGCGCCGTTGGCATAGATCGACGTGGCCTGCACGAGGAAGCGAAGCGCTGATCCGCTCGCCCCGACCGACTGTGTCTTGATCTCGTCGCCTTGGAAGATGGTCGACCCACCAACTGCCGTCGAGATCACGACGTAGCCCGATGCGCCTACAGCTGGGAGCTTGTAGACCCCTTCACTTTCCCCGATCTGCTTCAGCCACGTCCCGTTCGACGTGTCGAGGTTCGTGCCGTTGCCGATTGTCACGGCATCCGCGAAGAGCACGAGCGAATTGTCCGCCGCGAGAGACGCATCGACATAGGGCTGCGTCCCCGGCCCTACGTTCGCATCAGGCACGAAAAGCGCGTAGTCCTGCACATACAGGTTGCGGTATTCGTCCCGCGTCAGCGTGACAATTTCGCCGGGAAGTTCTTCGTCTGCCATGGAAAGATCTCAGGCGTATGCAAGTTCGCCGTTTACGGTCGTGAAGGCTTTGTCTTGCGACAGAAATGCCAAATCAAGATTGCGGTAGCTCACGGCGTAGAGCAGTCGCCCCGGAACGATCGTGTCGATGGCGATGGATTGGATCTCGATCGACTTGGCCTTGATGAGGTCCGCCAAAGCCTCGTTGATGTAGTTCCGGCAAAGCGTTTCTGCAACAGCCGCCCGCACGCGCTGGATGGTCCGGAGCTTATTGCCGATGCCAGGGACCGAAGCGATGGCGCCGCGTGAGACACACAGGGCGAGCTCCACTTCCTGATCCACTGGGTTGACCTCACGGTAAAAGCCGTTTTCATCGAGAGGGAAGTCTCGAGTCTGCCCGTCGAAGAGCATCGCCGTCGGTGGGCGCACGACGCGCGGGGCATCGGGCGGAACCACGGGATCGTAACCCGCTGGGCCGTAGCCCGCTGGATACCAGCCAATACCGAGGGCCATCTCATTCGCTCCTGAGCTTCGTCGTGGTCGTCAACGTAATGGCCTGGAGCGACCCAAGAAGCGCAGCACCCGCCGCCGCCGTTTGGGCGAACGACGCCGCCGTGCTCATTGCCGTGGCAAATGTCGTCAAAGCCGTAATCAACGAATCGAATGCCGGACCTTTGGCGAGCGACAATGCGAGCGCCGTGTCGCCCACAATTGCCTCGGTCGTGTTGACCGCGAGTTCGCATCCGCCGCCATTGGCCAAGAGGATCTGTTCTGACCCTGGCGCCCCCACATCCACGAGCACTCGCGACACACCATCGCCAGAATGGGGCACTCGAAGTGCAAAGCTGCCCGTCGTGCCGTCCAAGACCATCACTGGGATGTCCGCGAGTCCCGTGTCTGCATACGCGCCCCACGTGCCTTTCGAAGCTTGCGGGAGTTTCGGCCACACACGCGGATCGTCGCAGACCCACGCGTTACGCTGCATGCCGTTGTAGCCATAGAGCGTCGTTGCTCCAATGCGAGTCGTGCCGTCGGGGGAGACATCCGGGTCTCTGGGCCTCCCGAACATCCCATAGGGAAAGCGTGCGTCAAACGTGCTCGTGCCCGACGTGTCGCCGCCAGGCACATCCACGCCAATCCCCATGTAGCCGTCGGCGTACGTGGTCAGAATGGCTTGGCCGATGTCGAGGTCGAGAGTGTCGCGGTCGTTCACTTGTGGCTGTCGTGAGAATGGTTATACAATGTGGCGGAGGATTCTAATGACAGAATCACGACGATACGTTTACAAAGATGAGCACGAATGCGTGCTGGCATGTTTCGAGGCACATTGCGCTGAATGGACCGAAGCGCAACTCATTGACAGGCTTGTTGCCGAATTGGTCGAAGCTCGTCGCATGACGATGCAACTTTTGGACGTTCATGCACGTCCACCTTCCATCACGGTGGCACCCAATCTGCCGGATCGATGAGCGTCAGCGTCGTCCTCGTGCCTGACCCGTCCCGCTGGAACTGCACGTCGGACACGTAATACGTTCCGTAGATCCCATACTCGTCGTCCTCGACTTCTGCGGTCGTGTCGATTCCCCACACCGCCCGATCGTTCACGCTTCGGCCGCCAAGCACTGGCACGGTATGACCTGAAACGGTGTACGTAAGGTTCCAGCCTTCACGCCGATCTTCTGCCCGCATACGCCACGCGAGCTTCAGCGCTTCCGCCGCGCTCTGGACGTTGTCCACGCGAGCCGTCCGACGCCTGGCACGGGGGAACCCATAGCCCAACATCTCGTTGTCGGTGTACGTCGCTTGTGTCGGTTGTTGCCCACTCTTCGGATCGCCGCCACGCCCGAAGATCACGTATTCGCTGAAGCGCTTTGCCGTGTCGTTTTTGAGTGATGCCGTGGTCGTGTTGACCTTGTTCCGGAGCTCGCCGCGCCGACGGAGAATCTTGTACCGTGCAGGCTGCTGCGTGTTCGGTTCGGTCAGGATGAACTCCGGCCCGTTACCGATGTCCGCGCCGGCCAAGAGGAAGAGGCCGGCCTTGTCGAGCTCGGGCTTGATGAACTCGTAATAGCGCTGCCCGACCTTGAGTTGTCCCGCCTTTTTCTTGGCGGCCGATGCCGACTTGCGCGCCCGACCGAAGACCGTTTTGTTTGTCGTCGACGGCACGACAACGGCTGTGCGGCGTTCGCGGCTGTTCGTGTTCTCGAAGTAGAGGGTGTACTCGTCAATGCCTGCAAGCGTGAGGCAATCGTTGACGACGTCTTCGTAGCTCGCGTTATCGAACGAGCGATCCGCCGCCGCCATTGAGTCGTGCAACGGGGCAAGGTCGTCCCGACCGTGGAACGTGACTTCCGTCGCGCCCGCGCTTTGCTCGGCATTGGTCGCATCAATCCGTCCGGTGAACTGCACGGCGTCATTGATCAAGAGTTCGAACTTCGTGTTCGGGGGGTACTTGTCGAGCAGATCGAGCGCCGTGCCGCCCCAGCCTGTGCGGAGCGCGAACACGGACGGTTGCCGAAAGAAGCTCATGCGTACGTCGTAAGACTCCGCGACGAGCAACTCGGATCCGCCGAGTCGCAAAGTCACGCGGTCATTTACGCCGCCAAGATCTCTTGACGTGAATTCAGGCATGGTTATCGGAACAGACGGAGGACATCATGATTCCAAAAGCGCAATGGGACTTAGCCCGAACAGCACAGCACACCGCGCAAGCAAAATCGTTGGAAGAAGAACTTGACAGGATGATCGCGAAAAACGATCCAACGCCATCGCTCGACGTGAGTGCCGCCACGAAAGAGGCGATTGAAATCATCAAAAAGCGTTATGAGGATGGTGGGTGGACTGTGCGACACGAATCCAATCAGCATGATGGCGCGACGATCTACTTGTCCTGATCACGCCGCCTGCTGCGTCGCTGGGTCGTAATACCTGAGCACGGTTCCCTTTCGAATCATAAACGGATCCGGGATCGCATTGAGCTGCATGATCTCCGTCGCGCGGCTCGAATCCCCATAGATGGCCCGCGACACCGCACCGATCGTCGTGTCAATGGGCGCGCGATAGTTCAGAATGCGCGCCGTCTGTTGACCGATGCTATCCCGAAGCTGAACCGCCGAATACCATAGCCGCTTGAACGCCCACACCCGCGAATACATCAGTGGGTTTTTCAAGATGCGGATTCGCTCGTATGCCTGTGCGCATGACGTGACGACCGTGTCGGCCGCACGAAGCACTTGATCAGCGTATCGGCCTGGCTCGTCAGCGACCATGATTGCGCGATTGTATGCCGCGCGGATCTGCTCCAAGGCATTGGCGTCCGTTTGCCGAAGCTGCGTATACGCCCCAACAAAAGTCGTGGATCGTAATGGCGCGCCAGGCTTGGGAGGCTCGATCCGCGTGGGTGCCGTGGCTGATACCGTCCCACCCGCGAGCAGCGGCGCGAACTCCTGATCGAATTGCTCGCCAGCCGTCTGGAGCGTCGTCGACGTGATTTGGATCAACCCATTGACGAGGAATGCTTGTGCTTGGTCCTCGACAAACTCGAACTCTACTTCCTCGCCGCTTTGCCGCTCTGGGACTGCGCGCTGAGTCCAATTCACGCAATAGGCTTGGATGTCGCCGATCGTCGGGATGGTCAGCGTTGACGTGACTTGATCCTCGAATCGGTCTCGCAGATCCGACAAGTCGCCCGGCCAAAGGTTGTCGCCATACCCCGGGATCCTGACGTCGAAGATGGCCGTCATGCGGATCCGGTAAAGCTTCCGGCCAAGCTTCTCGACCGCGCCGCCCGGGGAGTGAGGGTACTCGTGCACGTGGTCCCGAATGCCGCCAGTGACCTCGCACGACTTGATCGGGAATTGGATCCCGTCGAAGCCTGCTTTGGCAAGTGATTGGAAGGCGGTCATTTCGTTGTATTGCCAAGGTTTGCTTGGGGCCCGTTTGGATTGTCGACCGTGACGTTGCCCTGGACCGTAAGCGGGCCTTTTAGTGCACTGGCCACTTTGGCCATTTCGCCCTTCATCCCGTCGATGCTAGAGCGCATTTGCTCCAAGTTATACATCGAATCTTGCGCAGATGCGCCGCGCCCAAGGTCGTCCCACGATGTCTTGCCTCGAATCACGTCAGTTGCTTGGGCAAAACCGCTTGCGATACCCGTGCCGCCTTGGTGATAACGTGTATCGCCACCAAGCGATTGATACGTGCGGGCCTCTTGTTCCGTGGCCATGATATTGGCGCGCTCTCTTTCGAGAGCAGCCAACGTTTCGGGTTTCAATGTTTTGGTTTCTTTGAACTCTTTTTCCGCGGCCGTTACGACTTTATTACTTTCCGCAACGCCTTTTTGAACATCTTCGTAACCAGCTTTTTTCTTTTCGTTCAGATACGTGGCAACGAGCGTAGCGGTGGTAATGGCAATCACTGCGCTTCCGAGCGCGAGTGACATTCCGCTGCTCATCTTCGAGCCTACCCCTTCGATCATTTTTGTAATGGCGGTGCTGACGCCAGCGCCGATCGCTGCCTTTCCAATGCTCGCAACGATTGCTGCGGCAACGGCGGTGCCAGGATTCTCGGCTGCGAAGGAAACCATCCGTGCAAATGCGTCTGCGGTTTGGACGATATACGGCGCGAGCTTCTGCAGTTGCGGGAGAACACGTTCGGCAATTTGTCCGCCGATCTCCGACAGCTTGTTGTTGAAGAGCTGCACCTGCGCAGCGCTGGTCTTCATGGAGCGGTCGAAGGACTCTTTTTCTTCGTCCGCCGAGATGGCTTTGCCAAAGGTGTCGAAAAGCTCGTCGATGGCTTTTTTGCCCGCCTGGTCCGCCTTGGTCTTATCCTTCGTAACCTCCATCGATTGACGGAAGGCCTTCACGTAGGCCTGAAACGCTGGGTCCGCCGCTTGGCCGCCCTTGACGTTGGCGAACATCTTTTTGAATTCGAGCGGCGCATTCTCGCCGCCTCGATCGACTGCGGCTGATGACGACTCTTTCAAGATGTCGCGCACGGACTTGAATCCGCCGCCTTTGGCGAATACGTCCACGCCATGCCCCTTGAACTCTTTGACGCGTGCGGGGGTCTTCAACGTGTTGGCAAAGCCCGCAACGGACGTGGCCGCTTCAGCCGCGCTTGCTGCGCCACCTCGAGCTACCGCGAGCTGCGCGAGAGCGCCCATGTCACCAAGGTTTTGCGCCGCGTTCCCGCCGAATGCTTGCGACGCCGCAGAGAGGCGCCCGCCATATTTGGCCAAGTCTTTGAGCTCGACAGCGCCCACTTTGCCCTGGCCAGCAATGAGGCGCAGGACATTGACCAGGGCCATGCCCTTTTCTTCTGCCGTCTCGAACTCTTTCCCAGGACCAACTTCACCGAGGGCCTTTGAGGCTTCGCCGGCGGAGCCAATCATGTCCTCGAGACTCGTGCCCGTTGCTCGTGCAAGCTTCGCAAGGCCAGGGAGCGCCGCTTTGCCGGTCGCAAGGTCGCCTGTCTTGCCAACGAACGACTGGAGGCCTTCAAGTACCTTCGTCGGGTCGTAGGCGGCTTCTTTTCCGACGCTTCGGCCAAGACGCACAAGTTCGCGCGGATCGATGCGCTTGCCCTTGTCGCGCTTCTCGTCGTAGGCCGCTGCGGACAGTTCGCCCGCTCGAGTCTCGAGTTCTACCGCTTGCCCGACGTAGGAGCCAAGATCCGTCTGGACGCCTGCACCGCGAGCGATGCTGCCCGTGACACCCAACGCACCACGGCCAATCTTGCCCAGTGTCTCGACCGATCCGCCAGCGACGCCTCGAAGACGCCCAACGTTTTCCTTGCGCCCCTTCTCCGCGACCTGTGCAGCAAGTTTATCGGCGCGCTCACCTTGGCGTTGTTGGTCTGTGAAATGGCGATCCCGAATGCGTGCGACGTAGCGTTCGGCAGCTTCTCGCCGACGCATCGCCTTGGCTTCCTCCGATGCGATCCGTGCTTGCTTGCGTCGTTCGGCCGCGACTACATCGTCTGCCGCCTTCTCTGCCGCTCGAACGACCGACCGGTATGGGCCTTGTCCGGCCTTGCCGACGTTCTGCCCCTTGCCGGAGACGGCCGCCCACGCGCGGTCCATCTCGGCCTCGACCTGACGACGTGCGTCCTTTGCCGCTTCGACAATGGGTCGAAATGCACTGCCGACATTCTTGTCGACAGAACAGCCGACTCGTATTCGAATTACGTCTGCCATTGCGTTTCGTCAAACAATCACTATCCATTCATCATGGATAACAATTCGACGCCACCCGATGAATTGACGAGAGCCGAGGAGGTCCGAATAAAGATCGGGTCGGCTGGTTCGTGGGATCGTGCTCACGACATCTCAATGAGTGCGTTCATTTTGCAGCCTCAATCGCCGCCTTCAGTAGACGCCGCGCCTTCCGCGCCTGTTCCAGGCTCAATCCATCGAAGAGCGCGCCCGCCGCGATGACGTCCGACAACTCGAGAAGCTCTTCGTCCGTTGCTTCTGGAGCAATGGGCGAATGCGACACTGCAAACGCCTCGTAATGGTCCCAGAGATACCGCACGCCGTCGGGGGTGAGGTCTTTGGCCATTTTAAGATCGGCCATGTTCGCGCCGAAATACTTGGCGTCGATGTTCTCTGGGTGCACGGCCGCGTCGGACATGAGCAGCACGAGCAAGTGGGAGTTGAAGCAATCGAAGCGGTTACCTTCGTCGTTCGGCTCGGGATGCTCACGCCACGCGTGTTTTGCTGCGACCGTGCGCGCCCTCTCGAACTCCGCTTCGGGCAAAAGGCGCAATCCAATCTTGACCGGCGCGGAGGGCTTTGACGGTCGCCCGTCTGCCCAAAGCGCCGGGGCAAGCTCGACGACGTGGACCGCCTTCTTCGTTGTTTCGGCTTGCTTCTTGGCAAACGGGCTTGGGCCCTTGCGTTGGAATGCGGGGGGGGTCATTCAGCGCTTCTTGTGGCGTTCGTGGTATCGGTTGCGAAGGTCGAGCCAAAGACCGATTTGTCCGGCGCTGAGTGAAACAGCAGGCTGGCCAAAAAATGCATAAAGCTCGCGCGCGCACTCGGCCCCCACTTCCAGAAAGGGAGCGTTGGATCTCCCACCTCCTTGGTCACGAGTTCGTGTACGGCGCCCATCATCTCATCGGGCGAGAGCCGCTCTTTCCGAAACCCATGGTCCTCTTGAATGCGCTGCTGCATTTCGTAGAGGTACGAGACGCGGTCACGATCGAGGCCTTGGAGAATCTCGTCAGCGCTCGCAAAGAATGGCTGCCCCTTATCGTCGCCTTCCAAGCATTGGCATGCGAGCAGCAACGTTTGCGCCCAGATGCACATGACGTAGCGCGGGTCTTCGCTGTCCGGTTTGCTCTGCCCCTTCGGATCGAACATGAGCAACGCGCGGTCGATTGCGTCCTTCTCTTCCATTGCGGAAATGGGACGCTGCCCGATCACGATAGGCGCATCATGACCGGGCAACATGAGTTCGACGGGGCGAACGTCGGCCGCCCCTTTTGTCAGTGCTGCAAACTTCATACGAGTTGGATATTTCCCGACGACTCGAACTTGTATGTTCCCTCGAACTTGCCGTTTTGCGCCTCGGAATTGCCCGAGAACGAGATGCATCGGCACGTCACAACGAAAACGCTCGATGCAATTGTTGCCTGAATCTCGCACTCTTGCTTGTTCAGGAGAATGTTGATGATCGAAACGTCGTCGCCGCCCGTGAGGGCAATGATCGTTTTGACCTCGAAGTCGATGGTTGCCACGCCATCGGAATGCCCAAGCACCCCCTCGAGCGTAATTTGTCGCTCGTCGTTCGAGTTGAGCTCGGGGCCGGTGCCCGTGACATTTGCGATCGCCTTGCCGTTCAGGCGAATGAACTGCGGCTGAATGCGATTGTTGGCCATGGTATCCCTCAGCCGTTATTGGTTTGGCGCACTTGACCACCGAGTTGGTGGTTCCCGTTCGCAATCTCTGCGGGGAACACGAACATGATTCGCCCCGCGATGGGATCGAACTGCGAGAATGGCAGGTTGTTCGCCACGTCGGTGATGACAGGGAGCCCGCTCGACACGACGTTTGCCGCGCCAGCCGCGAGGTCGTACGCGTACTTCGTCATGACCTTCGTCCAAAGTGCTGGGAAGGCCACGCCTGGAGGCGGGGGACGCTCTCCCTGAGCGGGGTCATCCTGCACTCGAGGATTCGCCGCCATGAACGCCACGCCACGGGTATAGAGCCCGCGCCGAATGAAGTCCGGGGCTGAGGCACGCTCGGTGCCCAGCGTCCGGAAGTCCGCAACGCTGCTCGTGAGGCATTTTGTCGTGATGGATCGGACGATGAACGCTTCGCCGTTATCGTTGGTCGTGACGGGCGTGACGCCATTGTTCAAGAGCGTGTCTTGTTCTGACGTCGTCCACCGGTCCCCGTCTTGCGTTTGCGGCGCTATGCCTGTGAGCGGATATCCGTCGTATTGGGAGGATGCCGCGGGGTCGATCTGCTCGAATACCGCTCGATGCGCCGCCCATCGTGCCGCCAATTCCGATGGATGGCTTTCGCCATTTTGCATCGAAAGAAGCTGAATACGCTCGGCATTCAGCGTGACCGTGGCGAGCGTCGTGGCTGCCGACAGATCCGTATTGAGTGCGACAACGGCGTTTTGCAAAATGCCCACGTCCCACCCCGACTGCGTGTTGAGCCACGACTCGATGATGGGCAGATTCGTCGTGTCATTTTGCGCGAACGCGATGCGTGCGTATTCTTGCGCTGAAATTGTCGTGAGCAGCGCCGTGACGTCTTCGGTGCCAGAACCAAGGGTGGCACCGAATCGAACGCCATTGCCAGTGACGGCCGCGCTGCCAGCGAGGGCGCTCGAGACTGTGCTTGGCAACTCCGTCGTGTCCTGAAAGAGGATGTGCTGATTTCCCCGCACGCCTGCATTCTTGACCGTCAGGGTCACGACGTTCGCTGCTACTGTAGCGGTAACCGGCAGCTCCGTGCGCGCATTGATCGCGTCACGAATCGCCGTAGCAATCGTGTTTTGTGCTGCCGTTGTGGCAATAGCACCCGAGACGAGAATGCCGTCGATGCGGTAGCGCCATTCGCCCGTGGACGCGTGTGGCGTTGTTGCGGTGATGGTAATCGTTGCGGTTGCAGCAACCGCCCCCACTGCAGGCGTCGGGCATGCAATGTAGAGCTGCACGCCTGGCTCGCGCAGAGCTTGGTACGCCATTCGTGCGGCTTCGCTGCCAACCTGCACGAGCGAGTCGACGTCATTTTTCGACAACGCAAGCTGTGGTGTGCCGTCGTTGGTGATCGAGCCGGTAGAGCCCTTCAAACCAACCACAAGGCATTTGAGCGGCGCGCTTGCATTGGAGATTTCGCCCGCGCCAAAGACGGTCTCCATGTAAACGCCAGGCACTTTGAAGCTTGGCGTGAATCCAGAAATGACAATCGAGGCCATCTATGCCCTCACTTCGGCGCCGTTTCAGACGCGGGTTTGGTGTCGTTCGCCCAATCGGGCACGGCGCCGAACTGGCGCTCGAATTCTTTGGCCGCAGCCGCGCGCTCTTTCGCAAGTACGTCTCGGGGTTGCACGAACGGCACGCCACACGTTCGCGCCGTGGCTTGGTCTGCCGCAATGAGCGACCCTTCGCGCACGCGCTTTAGGTAGTAGCTGCCCGCGGCACCTTCCGCCGGAACGCTGACAGGCTCGAAGGAAAACGTGAACGACGCCTTGGAGCGGTCATACGCGGCCAGCTTCTGCTCCTTGATGTCGCGTCCATTGACCTTACGCGTTACGTCTACGAATTCCGCGGGACTCTCGACGACAAGCGTCTTGGTCGCGCCGACGAACTCGCCGGGTGCGTGTTTCGAGTGGCATGGCACAATGGCCGTGGGTTTGCCGTCCGCATCGAGCACGCGATACGGGTTGGGGATGACTTGCAACATTCTCATGAGTGGCTATGGTCTCCGGCTGGAGGTCGAATGGACGTAAAAGAATTCGCGAAGAACTCGTTGCTCGTATTCACGTATGAGCGCGGAATGGCGATGGCCGATATTGAAGAGGCCCGAATCGCTGCGGCACGGTTGCCGAATCTGCACATGTTCGTGCCTGCCGGCATTTCGGTCACAGCGCCAATGGAGTCACGGCAAGACGTTGTTTTGTCTGACCAATGGCGAGCGCATCCTGATGGCAGGGTCTTGCAGGTTGCGGTATTTGAACCAACACGCGGAGCGCATGGTCTGTGGGGCTTGATCGACCGTGCGACGGATACGGTTCATTGGTATCCGCTAGAGCAAGTGAAGACGTGGCCGCTTTGGCCGCCACGTGTCAAATCGGAATCCGCATCTCCTGCTCGTACCCCGCCTGATTCGCACTAACCGTCCCGTTCAAACCGTTCAGCGTCGCGAAGTTCGTCCTGTCCCAAACCTCGAACGTTTCGAAGGGGATGGACACCGCCTCGTAGACCGCCGTCGTGGGCTTCACGGTCCCGTCGGGCATCGCCGTGCCCATCTCCACTTCGACCTGATCCACCTGCCAATTGCCTGCACGCTTAAAGCCAATTGGCGTGAAGTTCATCAGGAGCGATCCGCGTCCCTGGTAGGCGCCTAGGCCGAAGGTGAGCGCGCCCGTGGTGTCCGCTTGCGCCGCGACGACAATCTGCGCGATCTGCGTGAATGCGTAGTCGGTCGAAAACGTGGCCGGAGACGTCGCATTCAAGATCGTAATGGTTCGCGTCAGCGTCGTGCCGAGTACGTTTTTGCCCGTGACCGTAACCGTCGATCCGTTCGTGAAGGCACTCGTGGGTCCGCTGATCGTGATCGTGAATGCCCGTGGCTGGACGAACGCCGTGCCGCCAATAACGCCATTGAGTGCTGCGCCGGAGTAGGTTTGCTGGCTCGTGGCGGTGGCGATGCTCGTCTTGATCGAATCGGCATCCGCCGCGATGCTCGCCGCCGTCGGATCCGTGTCTGTGGGGTGCACGTAGCTCGGGTCGCGCATCTGCTCGATGCCAGCATCCATAAGCGCCTGGAGCGCGTTGGCGAACGGCACGCGGATCCGGGTGGCCTGCTGTGCTCCCGTCGGAAAGACCCACAGCGCCGTCACGTTGTCGTGCTTGATCCGGCCATCGAGCCATTCCCACTCAGGCGCAGCGCCGCCCGTGCGATAAATGAACAGGCAGGGGAAGTCCCGTTCGTTGAACGGCAACACAGTGCGCCGCGTGGGGTTATGCGTGTGCGTCGTGCGGATTGGTGGAATGAGCTCGTCTTGCGTGTTGGTCCGGGGATAGGCCGCGTTCCAGGCTGCCATTCCGTAGGCATTCACGTACGCTTTCAAAAACGCCGCCCACACGTCGAGCGCAGGATCGCCGGTTGCCTCGGTCAGCGGGTTCGTGGGAACCGCGACGGGGATGGAGGTTGCGCCGTAGGTGGTCATTTATTATAATCGTTGAATGAGTTCAAAGCCCACCATCGAATCAATCGCTAAGAAATGCAATCTAATTGCGTGGGGCCTGGATCCAAATGATTACATCAGCAGAGAGCAAGAGCTTTGGCGTGCTATCTGCATCTATGCCCCGTTCGAGCTTTATGGTCGATTGCGCTACGACGCTCGCGCGCAGGCCTAACCCCACCTCGCCAACGCCTTCGCAGTCTGCGTTTCCATCTCCGCCCTGAGCACACGTTGCGCCTTCAAATACATCTTCCCCGCAAAACCGTCGCCCTTCGTTCCGGGATGGCGCACTCTTCGAGCAAAGACCAAAGCGCCGTCCCTTGCAACGAATCGAAGCATCTTCGCCCGCACTGGTAAGATCTCATGCGGCCGAGTCCCCGCGTCGAGATGGCGGTGGTAATGCAGCGGCGCGACGATGTCGGCGTGGACTTCGTGGAACGCCTTCTTGGCCATGGTGGCCTTGATGGTGCGACGAGCCGCCCCCGTGCGGTCTTTCCATGTGGCTGCGCGCTTGCCCTCTTCTGCGCCCTCTTGGGACGCACGTTGGACAGCAACGACCGCACCGTCGTGGATCTCCGTCGTCATGCGCGCCCACTTGCGTTCGAGGTCGCTGACACCTTCAAGGTCCACGGTGAACATCAGAAGTCACTCGGGCAGTTGCCCACGAGAATCGTCCCCGTCGGCTGCACGACGCCGCCAAGGTTTTTCGGCGGGGAGACTTGTGCGACGTCTGGCAAACGTTGCTTCGCCGCCTGAATGCGCATCATTACCGCATGCGCCTCTTGATACTGCGAGACTTTGCCGACTTCGCCGTAGGTCCGCACATACTCGGGATGGCGCATGTATGAGAGCGCCACGGCAAAGAGCAGCGCGGCGTGCCGGATCAATCGGTCCGTGGCCGGGTCGAGAGGGTACGTGTAGAACCCCAAAAGGTAGGAGTCCACGAGCCCCTCGGCCCGGTCAATGACCTGCGCCACCGCATTTGCGTCGGGTGTATCCGTCTCTGGAGGGGCGAATAGCTCGACGTATGTGCTTGGCGTAAGCGCCAGTTCGAGATCGCCCGCGTCAATATAAGTGCCCACGGGCGATCCCTTTCACTGATAAGCGCCGACGATGAGGCCCGCGACTTTCGTGTCGATGACCTGCTCCGCGTCTTGGTGGAACACGATGACCGTGCGACCACCTTGCGGGCCGCGCGTGAAGTCGTAGAACGCTCGGACGCCCCAGCCATTGGCAAAGGTCATCTGTTGCAGCGCCCGCGCCATTTGACCGTTCAGGCCGCTTTGGAGGCCACCGGCGAACCGGAACGTGCACGCCGAAACGGGAAGGCCAACTGCGGGGAGTTGCGGCGGGTGGTGCAAAAGCACGACGTCGTCGCCCCAGATGAAATCCCGCGTGCCCGTCGTGGGATTCTTGTATTTCTGCCGGCCGATGATGAACGGCGGAAGCTCGAGCAGCGCGGCCAGGTCCGCGGCGTTTTGCACCGACGGCTTCGGCTTGCCCATATCCTTGAATGCAAAGTATTTTTGCACAGCCGCGTTTTGCACGAACGCGTTGTAGGTGCGTTGGGACATGTAGATGCCCGTGATCGGCATGAGCGATGCATCGCAAAGCTGGAGCAGATTTTTGACGGGATCCGACGTCGCGCCACCATTCCACTTCTCGCCCGCAGCAAGTGTGATCTTGTTGTCGGCCGCGTACAAGCTGGCCGCTCGAAGCGCCGTCGCAACACGGTATTCGCGCTGGATGAGCAGCTTCGTCATCGGGAGCTGCATGTACCGTTGCGCGAGGATGAGCGCAGCATCTGCGTTGCCTTCGACGTCAGTTGGCAGGAACGTTGCAAGAGCTCGGGGCACCGTAACGAATTGGCTCTTCGACTGCCGCGGGTTGATCTCCGGCACCTTGCCGCCGGGAGCCACGACCGTCTGTTGCGGAATCTCGAAGAGATCGTCGACATCGTGTTCGTAGTAGTAATCGCTCGCCTTTTCCGTCACCACGACGGGCATGGCCTTGTCGGCGATCAAGAGCTTTTGGTCGAGCGAATAGCCAGTCGCAAATGCCGCGAGAGGCGCATCGAAGTGGACATCGCCCTGACCGAGGTCGAGAGCGACGAGGCGGCCATCTCGGTCCGCCATGCAGAATTGGCCGGTCGCGAGATCATATTTGACCTCCGCGACATGCTGGCCCGCAATCGGATTGTTTTCGTCGAACATGCTAGTGGTCTTTCTGCGGTAATTCCGCAATCAAGCGTTACGGGCTTTGCAGAGGCGGATGAAGCAAATCTCGCCGTCGGCGACGGTGTTTTCGGCCTGGCCGACTTCCTGAATGCCAGCACCGCACACCTTCGCGTAGCCGAGTTTTCCGGCGGTGTCGGACGCCTGGACGTATTCCCCAGCGGTAATCGCACCATTTGCAGGCACGCCAATGGCGCCCTCGATTGCGACAATGCCTGGACGCGTGTTGGCCGTCGACGACGCGCGTTTGTAGAGAGTCTCTGCGGTGACACCATAGGTGCCAGCCACACCGCCGCCCGCGGACGGCAGCACGACACCGCGGGGCTGGCTCGTGGAGAGTTGGTTCGTGGTATCGAGCAGGACGATCCGGTTCGGCGGGATATCATCCGTGGTCGAGTAATTCGCCGCGGTGACGTCAGTGACGACCTCCCGCGTTTGCTGAATCAAGGTGCTGGACATGAAAAGACTCCATCGGCAACGCGGTCATGCGCGCCGTTTGCAGTGCGTTCGGTTCGGGTTGAAGTGTTCGGGTGACGTCAGCGACGATCGAAAGGGTCAGGTGTGCACGGGCGGAGCTTTGGTAAGCTCGCGACGTGCTTCGACGATGGCTTGTTCGCGGGGCATGCCCTTCTTGACCTTTTCTTCGGCCAACGTCATGAGGTGTTCGGCGTAGTCGCGTTTCTGCTGCGCGGGCGCCTGCATGCCCACGGACTGCCCATTGCCAGCCCATGCGTTGTGGCCAAGCATGAATGGCGGAGGCGCCGCGACGGGCGGCACGCCGCCTTGTTGCGTGGCAGGGCTTTGCCGTGCCGAGAGGTTGCGCTGCAGGTGTCGCTGATCGGGAGCCACCGGGGGGTACAACGTATCGAATGTCAGCCGGTCGTGGCGGTACGTGAGCAGCATGGACTTCTTGTGTGCGTCCGTGAGCTTGTGCGTGTCTTTGTACGTCGCGAACGCGAGCTCGATGGCTGCAGTCTCATCCGCCTCAGCGCGCTTGGCCTCATTGTCGCGCAGCGTCTTGTTCTCCGCCTCGAGCGCCGTGACCTTCGAGGTACGATCGGCAAGCTGTAGTTCGAGCCCTGCTACCTTCGTCTCGAATTGGTTCTTCTCACTCATGAGCGTCGCGAGTTTCGTTTCCGCGTCGCGCAGTTTGATGGTCGTTTCTTGATCCGCCATTGTCCTGTTTCCCATCTCCCGCGACGATGGCGGGATCTCTTCGTCGTTGTGCTCCTCTTGAACGTGCACACCGATCGCAGTTTCGATCATCTCTTTCACGATTGCGAGCATTTCGGGCACGGTCACACCCATGCCCATTTGCATCGCGTCGCGAAGTCTCATCAATGCATTGCCGAGATCGAGTCCCGCATGCTTTGCGGTCATCAAGTCGGCGTCAGGATTTGCATCCCTGAATTCGTCTACCAATGCTTCGAGCCGGCAAACGGCGTCGTAGCATTCGGCCATCGTGCCCATGCTCGCCTGGTGACTCCCAGGATCGAAAAGGCAGGCCCGAAGCTTCGGCGCCATTTCGGCCATGCTGTGCGCGTAATCGCTCCCGTTCATTCTCGTCTCCATCGTGCTATCGACGGGCGTCCCCGTTCCGCGGTCCGATGCGGCGAGGGGCATCATCCCGTCGAGAAAAGGGTTATTCGTTGCCGCACCGCTCGTCATCCGCGCGCCAATGGGCTGACCCGTGACGCGGTCTTTCGAGCCAAATCGAATTGCGGGGCTGAAGAACTTGTACTTGCCCTGCTTGATATAGCCGCGAAGTGGTTCGAGCCATTCGACAAGGCCCCAAAGGCCGGCCTTCCCACGATTCTGCAAGTCATGGATCCAGCCTTGTGCCGGAGCGCCTTCGGACGGGATCGTGCCCGCCGTTGGGTCTTGCTCGCTCGCATGCTCGAAGTCGATGGGGATCTTTTGGTTCTGCGTCGCTCGAAAGTTGCGCTCGATTTCCGCGTTGATTTGCTCGGTAATCTCAAACGGTCCAGCAGGATGCCCCCGGAATGCGCCAAGCTTCGTGAGCTGGTTCCAAACGAGCTTTGGGGGAGCGTCGGAAGGACCATCGTCATCGAGCAGGGTCTTGTCGATATCGACAGACGGGCATTGAATGATCCGGTCCGACATGTGGCGCACCTCAATGGACGTGCCGTGTCGCGAGAATCGAAACGCAAGTCCACGGCGGGGAGGCAATCCGGCAAGCTTGGCTTTCGCCTTGGGCTGCGACTTCAGCTTTGAGGCGAGCTTTGCCTTCTTGCGTGTCTTCACGGGCCCGTCCGCGTGTACGTCCGCTTGCCCATTATCGGCTTTGACTTTTGCGTCTTTCATATTCGCCTTGTATTCGCCCATTGGTGCCGATCCGCCCCAGCCTTCTTCCGCTGGCCAATCGGGTGGCGTTGTGGTGATGCCAATCTTTCGCGCTTCAGCCGCTGTTACGCCGCGCAATGTCGACCGGCAACGATGGTGCCGCATCGGCGCGTTCTTCGCCCACCAAGGGTGTCCCGCGGGCAGCACGATCGGATGCGTGAGGAAATACCCGCACGTTGCGCTCGTGACCTCGTCATTGACGACGTCTATGGTCCAGAACGGATAGGCGCCGCGCTGCCGATTGAGTCGAGCGATGATTGCTTGGTTCGCTGCCTGCTGGACATTGTTGACGAAGACCGTCTTGAGCTGTGGTGAATCGACGCCCCATTGTGCGTGCAACTTTGGCCCGATCGTCTTGACGAATTCGCGGTACTCGATGCCGTCACGCTTGGCTCTTGCGAGAGCGTCGCGCATGTCGCGGATTGCATCGAGCGACACTTCATCCGTGACCGTGAACGCCCGTTTCTTCGCCTCGCGGTCGAGCCTCTCAAAGTCCCCTGGGAGTAGCGGCGAATTTGTCCGCAAGATGCGCTCCGTTTCGACAGCATCGCTTGGGTCTGCACTTGCGCGGGGAAGGGGCATGGTTAATTGACAACAGCCCTCTTGTGGGCGATGGAGACTTCAATGACGGAAAAACTAAAGCCTGAGCAGCGTAAGATTTGGCGCCGTATTTATCTGAGCGCGTTCGAGGGAGGCGCAACGAATGAGCAGTCTGCGACGATGGCAGACATTGCGGTGAAGCAATGGGAGGACCGGGGAGCGTTTGATGACGACCCACAAGACAAGGCAAATTCGCCACCTTCAATCACGCCGCATTTTCATTTGCGTATTCGCTTTCCGTTTCATGAAACCGGAGCGAGACCATATGTCGGCGAAAAGCTTTTCTACTGGGCCGATGGTTCGCTGCAAGGTACTGGCGTTGTGGTGTCGTATCGAATCCACGCGTCAAACGAATTGGAAGTACATGCGGTCACCCAAGGCGGCAACCCGAATGTTGGCGCTGAGTGGCAGTTCGAGAAACCTCGCACTGGTATTTCGGCATGTGGTGAGGTGATTGGGGAATTGTCCCACACGCACGAACCACGCAGCACTTAGCTTTCCACTGCGCCCGCACTCGTCCCCAACACCATTGCCTGCGTGAGCAACGGCTTCAGCCCTTCCGCCCGCGCGTTGCCCTCCAATCGCCTCAGTGCTGCGTCAGCCTCTTCGTACCCATCGGCCGAGTCGAGCGCCGTCTCGATGGCCGTCACGACAGGCCGCATGGCCTTCGCAGCGGGGGCCGCTGACGCGTCAACAACGCGATCTATGTAGGCGACGAGGGCTTTGCTCATTCGACGATGGTCCAGTCGTCGGCGAGCATGTCGGTCTGCGACGGCAGCCACGGGACGAGCATGCCCTGTGCGTCCTTCATAACGATGTAGGGGCGCACCTTGACGACCGTTCCCTCGGGCACACCGAGCGCTGCTCGTGTGTTCGCGTTGGCCGTCGTGCCGTCCGGGTATCCACGTTGCAGCGCGAGGAACATACCCTTGCCGTTCCAACCCTCACGCGCCACTCGCTTGCTGTTCTTTAGGGCTCGAATCGCATCACTGAAGTCCATCATTGTCTCCCGCCAACACCTTCCGCTCGCCTTGCTGGTCTGCTGCGTCCCGCAATCGCTTGCCAGCATCGCACGTGCAAACTCGGCCACCATCCCGAAGACCACGGCCATCACAACCGCACGCCCCTTGGGGTTGCGTCGCGTTCCAATTCAATACGGCTCGTTCGCCTTCGTTTCTGGACACCACGCGCAACCCCTTTCGAACTGATAGTTGCACAACTCGTCAGCCGATCACGACCCAATCGAGCACGCAGACGGCCGTTGCAATCGTCGCCTTGGAATCGTCGATCGCGGTGATGTCGAACGAGCCAGGCGCGCCGATCACCTTGTTCGTGATGGTAAACCCGGCCAACCCCGTGATTGCTCCTGCGCCGGCGCTAGTGATGCCAGGTGCGGGAATGCGGCTTGACGCCGTGATGTTCGCCGCGACCGTTACAGCGCCACTGTTCAACGTCGCCGTGCCGCCCTGAATCGAGTCGAGTTTCGCCTTGTCGGTTGACGGCATGAAACCGTTGGCAATGGACGTGGCAACCGCGTGATGCGTTGGCGTGGTCTGCGCGCCGTGGTCGTGTCCGTGGTCCGACCGCGCCAAACTCGACGCGCTGCCCTCGCTGTTTGCCGTGCCAATCGTCGACGCCGCAGCCGTCGAAACGTCGTGCTTGTGATCCGAGCGTGCAAGCGTTGTGGAGGTGCCAACGGCCGCTGCCGCTTTGGTTACATCGGCGGGTGCAGTAATGGCAATACCGCGCCAATCGTCGAATACCAGCGCCGTCGTATTGAGCGTGACCGGACCGTTGATGTCCAGCACGAAGATCTTGTCGGCGTTGACCGAGCCTTGCTCAATCATGACCGCCATGTTCGGCGTGACTTCGGCGCTCTCGTCGGCATCGCTGGAGCGCGTCAGCACCCACGGAACACCTCCAGCGCCAGCACTTGTGACGTCGTAAATGCCGTTGTTTGCCTGCGTCACCTCGTTTTTTACGAGCATGCGCTTACCAGCTGTAGGCGTGACGCCGTCGATTGCGCCAAGCGCGCCGTTCGCGTCTGCCGTGAGCACATTACCCGTGCGCGTATTCGCTGCAAGTGCGCCCGTCGTGGCGCACAGGACAGAGTTTTTCCAGTCGAGCGCCCCACCCGCGCCCTGCAATGCGGTGATCTCGCTCGATGCGGTCGTGAGCGCCGCGATGACTTGTTGACCAAATTCAGGCGGGTAATTGATCAATTCGCGGTTGGGTACCGAAATGGCGCTGGTCATGATTCGTTTTCCTCTGCTTCTTTGGTTTTCGTCGCGGCTCCGGCTGTCGGCGCCTCGGTTTTCGACTCTTCAACGTCTTGCGGCTCGACCGTCTGTTGCTGCACAGATGGGAGCGTTTCGATGGCTTTCGCCTGGTAAAGAATGCGCGCTTCTTTGTCGCCCTTGGCGGCCAGGATGTCGGCCATGCCCACTTTCGCGGCGGCCTTGTCCGCATCGACTGGGGCGCCGACGCTCACGAGATCCTTGATGCGTTCGAGCATGACCTCAGGCCCGGGCTCGTCGTCCACGTGGATCACGACAGTGGGGCACAGCCGCTCGAATGACGGGTAATTCAATCGCGTGATTGCCGCAGCAACGTCCCGCGACCATGTTGAGGAAAGTCCAATCGCGTCATAGAAGGCCACACGGTTCGCGCCCTTGGCCAACGTCTCCATGGCGGAGCGTGCCCCGTTCTTTTGGAGCCCTTGCAACGCGTCCGTTGTGCGAATGCATCGAGCGATTTGATCATCGCACCAATCCACGAACGTCCGCGGGTCGGCCGTTGCGCTGCTACCCTTCATTGCCGCGGGGCCGAAGAGCTCAAGATCGATGCTGTCCGGAATCGTTGCGCCCGGAGCTCCACCATAGCCCATGGCCTGCACGACTTGCTGTGCAAGAGCGATGTCTTCGGGTGTGGCATCGCGAGGCTTTCCGTCGCTCTGCTTCGTGTTGTACTTGGCGATCGTGCCTGGCTTGGCGAATCGCTCGATGAACTGCATGTAGGACCGAGCGCCCATGATCTTGGCAGCAATCCACCACGCGAGCGCCGTACCCAGTCCGTCGTTCGTTGGGTACGCATTCAAGACGACTGGGTTATGGGTCAAAAACTTATTTGGGTAATCGAAGATATCGAAGCCGAACAGCCCTTGCGTGAGATAGTCCCGCCATTCTGGTCCGGTAGGCGCGACGAGTCCCTGGTCCCAAATGTGGGGATGCCAATTCGACTGGTCCGGATACGCGATGCGGCGCGGGTGAATATAGTGCAGCTCGCGCAAACGCCATTCGCTTGGCGTGCGGTCCCAAAGTAGTTCGTTCGCCGAAACGCCGTAATAGATGGACCAAAGCTGAAGTGCGAGCGTTTGCGGTTTGTGCGGCAATGCGTCGATCTGCTGCTGCACGTGCGAGGCAATTTGGTCTGCGAGGATCCGCTCGTCCTCCGTCATCGAGGGGAGGGATGCGCTGAGTCCAGCGGCTTGCCGAATCACCTCAACACGTTTGCGCTCTGCTTCTCCAATGTCGTCAGTCCCAAATTGTTTCGCCGCACTGACGACTTGAATGCGACCACCTGCTGATGCAAGGATCCGCCCGGTGAGGTTACCGATAGCGGACAAGTCGCGCTCGATGAGTTCGTCGAGCAGATCCACCCATTGCAACCGATACCCAAACCGAGCTTGCCGCTTTGTCGCTCCAACGTATTGAAACGTTAGTTGCGAACCGATAACGATCGGAAAGCGATCCGTGTTTGGCCACGGCGCCATAATATCTGGCGCCCACGCGGGAGCTGGTACTCGCTCGCCCGGGCGCGTAGCCTGTTTGGGCGTGACGCTCGAGCTTGCCAATGGCATCGCCTTGGTCGTGAAACGCGTATTGCGAAAGGTCATCAGATGCCGAGTGGTTGCGAATCGAAGTTGGGAGGCAGAAGAACTGGGGGCGGTGGCGGAGCTGGCATCGCCGTGTGGACGTCGAATTCTTCTACGAGGTCCGAGAGCGTATCGACGATATCGTCTTTGCCGCCTGGGAAACCTTCAAGCTCTGCGAAAAACGCATCATTCCAATCACCACGAAGGACCTTGATCCGGCCGTATTTGCCGCCAGTACTTTTGGGGTTGGCTGCTGACGAAGCGGGGCCGGCACGCAGGGCCTTGTTGCCACTGACCGTTTCGGTCTTGACCGGGAAACCACGAAGCAGCGTACGGAAGGCCAGCGCGTCGCCCTTGCCAGCTTGCGCTGGGTCTTGTGGTCCTCGAATGCGTACACTCTTGCCGTCTTGGTCAGCGGTCGTCTTGATAAAGTCGTCACGATCGCCAGGGCCGAGCCTGCAACTCGCGAGGTGCTCGATGAGGATCGTTTTGTCCCGATCGTTGAGCAACGCGCCACGCAGGCCTCGCGTCCAGTTCGGATCCGGGTTTGTCGTGCTTGGCTCTGTTGCGGCCTTGTCCCAACATCGGGAGCGGGCAATGACTTTGGACTCGGGTGGGCGTTCGTGCAGCTCGACGATCTCGAACCACTCCCGCCGGAACATCGTGCCCTTGCCGCGGCGGACGGTCCAGTCGCCTTCCTCGAGCTGCTTGCGGCGAACCGGATCGACTTGCCGAAGTTTTGCGGCGTAGGTCGGCTCAGCCTCGAGTCCGGCGGGGTTGTCCCGCATGCTCGCCGCGATGAACGTCCGGCCTTCCGCGGGAGCTCCGTTCCATTGGAATGGTTCCGCGCTGAAACGCTCTGTCCCGCTTTCGTCCTTCGCGACGTACAGGACTTGTCCCGTGCGGGCAGGTGGTAGAAGCTTGCCGCTTTCGTCGCGCCGTTCGGGAAGCCCAACCAACCGCACGACTTGCGGGGGTTGGTATCGTCCCGTCGAACCGAGACCACCCTCGTCGACAATCTCCATGGACTCGACGCGCGCATTGGGATCGATCCAAGGCGCCCACTTTTGCCGGATCCATTCAAACCCGGGCTGGTCTTCTTCGGGCGGGTTTGCGGTGACGATGACCCGTCGTCGAAGACCTGCAATAATGCCGCGCCGGCGGGTCGCAAGGTTCTCATATTGCTGCCGAGTGAACTCGGGCCCCTCGTCGAAAATGATGTCGTCGTATTCTTGGCCGAGATGGTCCCGGTACGCGTCATCCGTGTGCAGGTGGGAAAACTCGATGCGTGTGCCCCATGCTGGGTAGAGCATCGTTCCGCCACCGCCCGTTTGCCGAAACCGCGAAAGCGGCGTTGGGGCAAATGGGGCGAATGCGTGTTTTCCAACAGAGCGGCCATCGGTGTAGATCTCTTTTGCACGGTCGACGGCATTTTTGAGCTGTGGCGACGAACGGCGAAAGACGATCGCCCGATACCCGCGCATTTTTACGCGGTCTCGAAGCGCGCCAATGACGCCGGAGGTCTTCCCGCCGAAGGCAGCACCGCCGAATAGAATCTCGTCGGCTACAGTGGTCTCGAGCTCCGTTTGCGGACCAGGCTGTGGTTTGTACGTGCTCAAGACAGGCGCAGCTGGCTTCTCTTCCTTCGGTTCGTCCTTCGGCGCCTCAGCCACCTGCAACTTTCGCGGCCTTGCCTCTTCGAGCGCCTGAATCGCTCCCGCCAGATCGAGCATCGCCCGCTCGGCTGGGTCAATGCGTCGCCGCGCTACAGACACACACTGACCCCTTGGGCGGCCATCCGGACAGGGCGCTCGACACGCAGCCCGTCGAACTCTCCCCGGGCGAATGTCCATCCAATGGCGAGCAGATTGGTGGGCGTGGGGGCGAGATCGAGCGCATCGAGTAGCCCCCGTTCGAGGGTCACTTGATCATGACGCGCCTCTTCAGTTTTGAGGTTTACGAAGTCCAGCACAGGGCTTGGCTGACGTCTCGGCTCCAGGGTCAACGCAACCCCTCATGCACACGACGTCGAGGATGACCAAACTCTACGGATTTCTGGCCGCGTAACAAGTGGGCTGTGGTGGCGATTGCAGGCGTTTTTTATGCGCGAAACGCCGTTGGTTCACGATCGCGCGCTGGTTTTGGTGGCACGTCTGAGCAGACTCGACGCGCGCCATTCCTCATGGCTACGCCTTTCCAGCTCTTGTTGGTAGTTACGCCACGCAAGTGACCCAAAGAATCGCAGCAAGCGTCTTCGCTGCTCGCTGTGCACTCCAGCCTGCCATGGCTCGCTCCACGGATTGGACAGCACCACACGATCGATCAACCACGAGAGGATAAACTCGATTTCACTCATGTCGTTCCTTCTTGAGTCTGTGTTATCTCAGAATAGGGCTGTGGCTGGATCTGGTATGGCTTTTGGCGAATCACGCTCGCCGCCTTGCGCGCCTTTGGTCCTTGCGCTGCGCCTTCTTTCGGTTGCGCTCCGTTCGCGTCAGCAATGTGCGACCCTTGGAAACGATCACGATCTCTGGCGACGTGACGTCGTGTCGTCGCAACTGCTGAACGGCGTGTTCGATGTGATCTCGCGAGCCTGCGCCAACCGCCACCATTCGCTCGACGAAGTCGTCAATGATGTCCTGTTGTGGGTCTCGACCTTCGAGCATCGCCCGCGCTTCTGCAGTGAGGTTGCGTGTGTCTTCCACAATCAATCCTCATCCTTCAACAGAAATTCGTTATTGATGACCTTGAAGCTCAGCCGGCCCTTGAGTCGTTCCGAATAGGTCTCGACGAGCGGACGCACCACAATACCCTCACGTCGGTTCTTCGTCCCATCGTACAAGCCCTTTGAAGTTTCGAGCCATCCGTGCAACGTGTGGTCGTACGCCTTCGCCCTCTCGCCCACGACGACATCATCGACGGGTACCATTCGAAGCTTATGGCGCGAGCAGAAGTCGCACCATTGCCAGTAGTCGAGGTATTCGCCTTTGAATGTGTCGTACACGTTGAAGATGAAGAGACTCGGCTCTTTCAAGCCAAGGCGGTTCTTCTGAATCCCCGGGCCGCAAATCTCGCCCTGCACGGCAATGCCCACCGGAATCTCGTGCATCCGATACCGCTCGGCCATTGCGTGATAGACGTTCCCGGGCTCGGCCTTCGCCACCCAATTTCGAGAGCACACGACGAGCTCGCCGTCGAAGTCACGGAAAAACGTTGCGCTCATCCCGTCGAGTTTCGTCGTCACGTAGAAATCGCGCCCTGCGAGTTCACCCAGGCACGCCGCCACGGATTGCAGCCTGGTTTCGTCGGTTTTTGGTACGCGTGTCGGGAATGGCGCCATCGTGTGTGACTTGACCCGATTGGGTCCGCCATGGTTCTCCGTGGGAGGTTCGTACTTCCGCACGCCGAGTGTTTCGGTCAGGTCGGTATCGACCTCCAAACCCGTTGCCGCAATTGCGGGCAATGCATCGCCCAGAATGTCGAGCGGCAACGCGAGCCCTTGCGACAGCACGCCACGCAATTTGACCGTTTTCGCTCGGAAGTTGTGCCGACGCATGAACTCCGCCCATTGCGCTCCGTCGGGAAGCACCGAGTCGATCTCGAAAAAGATGCAAAGGTTTCCCGGCTTGAATTCGTCCTTTTTGACGACAACATCCCAGCCGAGTACGCGGGCCTTCACGATATTGTCGGCGCCTGCGATGGGCGTGAGTGATTCGATTCGCTGAATTGAGGCTAGTTTTCGTTCCATGGATCTCCCGTTGGCGGCATCAGCCACACAGGCGGAACATGGTCACGATGTGGGGAGAAGCAAGCTGAATGCTTGGATTGGTGGGACGGCTATGAGCCGTCGCCGCAGCCAGAGCCGTCGCCGTAGCCGTCGCCGTAGCCGTAGCCGTCGCCGCAGCCGGAGCCGTCGCCGTAGCCGTAGCCGCAGCCGGAGCCGTCGCCGTAGCCGGAGCCGTAGCTCGAGCCATCCTTGCCCGCTTTGGCGAGTTCACGAAGTCGGGGGAGGTTCATGGGCACACCACACAATCGCAACCGTAGTAATTCGGTTTTTCGGGCGTTCCGCCCCACGTCAGCGCATGCTTTCCGGTTGGGCAAAACGGCGATATTTCCGCCCATGGATCGGCACCTTTGGCTTTCGTGCGTCCGATGGCAAGCTGCTGAACGAACCATTCCCGCGATTCGCCAACGATGGCAATATCGGACCCGTCTTCATTTGGATCCAGCGATCGCATGCTCTGGATTTGACCATTGTACACAATCGAGAAACAAGCGCTTTCGTCCACGTACACCGATAACCCAAATGTCTCGTCGCCCATTTGCTTGGCGTTGAAGTGGACACAATTAAAGCTCATTCTTGACCTCCGGCATTCTATACTTCAACCCACCTTCATCATCCCCATACGCCCCACATTTCGTGCAGCGCTTCCGTTTCGGCATGTTCCCGCCGTCGCCCACATACGCATCGCCCTCGTGACCGCATTCGAGCAACGGCACCGACTTCCACCGTGACACGTGTTTCCAGGACACAACCTTCCGCAGCGGCCGCGTCTCTGCCCTCGTGTCGAATAACGTTTCTTGGGCCATTGGAGCACCTCAAAACGGGCAATCGTCACCCGAACGCAAGTCTTCGAGATCGGACGCCACGCCATAAAGCGCGCGGATTTGGCCCTGAAGAAAGGCAACAGCGTTCATGGTGCGCATGGGGGCCGACAGCAGCTCGTCTCTCGCGACAGCCAACGCTCCCGCCTTCGCTCGGGCCGCGCTGGCCATGCGCTGGAGCCCATCTCGTACTCGTTTCAATTCGAGAGTGTCCGCCGATTGCACGGCGTTCTGTTTCTTGCGTCTGCTCACTTCGTCCTCCCGGTTCCAATCCTCGCAATACCGGAGGATGTTGCACAAAACTCTTTTTGGTTCGTCTCGTTCCTCTTCGCGTATCCACGCTTCACGAGGGCACATGCTGACAGGCTTTTTGCGCCATCACACGTGACCCATCCGCGCGATTTCGACATCAGATCAAGCAAATCAAACTGTGCGTCTGATAGCCGGTCATTCCTTGTGCCAGCCTTTCGCTCAGTACGCTCCGACCGCTCTCCGATAACATCAAATCCACCAAGCGCACCCGTGCACCGCACCGATACCGCCGCCTTCGCGCCTTCATGCCGCGCGAGCACATTGCGCACCCTCTTCGCTGCATCGGATTCTTGGGGCGTACCAGGTGTAAATGGCAGCCAAAGCAACTCCACAGTGCCAAGCACAACTCGCACGTAAGCGCGCGCTACGGGCTTGGCACGAGCCATAGCGTCACGCGCTTTTGATAACGTCGCATCCTGCATTAAAGCCTGAGCCATAAGACCCTCCAACGCCGCTCGGGCAGGGAACGGGTTTGGCCGAACCTCCTGCCCTTACGGTCTGTTGAGTGGCGCTAGCCGTCGCCAGAGCCGTCGCCGTAGCCGTCGCCGTAGCCGTAGCCGTAGCCGTAGCCGTAGCCGCAGCCGGAGCCGTCGCCGTAGCCGTAGCCGCAGCCGGAGCCGTCGCCGTAGCCGGAGCCGTAGCCGGAGCCGTCGCCGCAGCCGGAGCCGATTGCGATCTCGACGAGCCAAACACGCGTTTACCTTCACGAGCAGTCGCGCCCGAAAATTGCTTGGCGTATCGACTATGTGAAGGTCGACTTGCATTGGTGGCCGATTGTCTGGCCAGTGAAACAAGTAGGCTCCATGCACACCTGCGCCTTCGCTGAAGGACGCTCTGCATCCGACGCTTTCAGCAAGCTCGTTGATCCATGAATCGGTCATCATTCGTCACCTCCCGTCACAGTCACTTCGGCTTCCGCCGGTACAGAATCGACTCCCGCCACGTAAGCGACGTGAGTGTCGTCCACCCGCGCACTTCGCCGCGCTCGCGCCATTGGATCATCGCGACCCACTCCATCCCGACGCACGGGTTGAGCACCACAGCAAGCACATCACCACTCAGCCAACGCCATTCGCATTTTACGCCGTCGCGCTTGAATTCCCAATTCTGCACTACGTCGCCCACGGCGAGCACGTCGTCTTGACGCAGCGCAAGTTCTTCTTTTGCCTTATCGAAGTTCGGCTTGTCGGTCATGGACGTCTCCATTCAAGTCGGCTCAATGGATATACTTGCCAATGTCTTCTTGAACTCGTCAAACCTGGCCCGGATCGTCTCAGCCTTCGCCGCGTTTTCGTCCGCCGTGCGTTTCCACGATGACGCGTTCTGCTGCCAATGGTCGCGGCTCGATTTGGCGTCTTTGGCTTCTTGTTCCGCGTGGGCGCGTAATGCCGCATTGGCATCGATGACACCTTCGAGCCGCTCCACTTCGGCGAGAAGCTCTGCGGCATCGTTGGCCAACTCGAGCGCCGTCCCACATGGCGGATGTTCGCGTGTCAATGCTATGAGCGTGGCGAGCTTTTCACGTGTGACAATATCCATGTCCCTCCAATAACCACGCAAGACGCTGATGCAATCACTCCGCCGCGTGA